GATAGTATAATAGTATTATGGGGGAATAAATAAATGGCTAATTGTCCTTATGATAGTATTGAATTAACATTAGTTCAGCATAGATTAGAAGGCTCAACATATACATGCCCTTCATGCCATAAGGCTTTTATAGAAAATAATAGTCTTATGACATGTATACCTAATTTAACGGCTGGGAGAATACCTATTGAAGGGTCTGGTGGCTTATTAGTAGATGATTCTGGCTTAACTTATAACTCAGATACAGATACATTAACGGTTACTAATTTAAGCACAAGTACATTAACTACTACTAACCTTACAGCCTCTACAGGTCGTACAGCTACCTATGTTATAGCTTTCCCAGGTTCAACTGCCATAGAATTAGTCCACGCAAATGTAATAGGAAGTGCGACTACTGCCAATACTGATTTTGATACCGCAATAGCCGCATTAGCTTCTACTGGTGGGAAGATTTATTTTACAGGTCGGGCTGTCATGTCGGCAAAATGTATTGTCAATCAGAATAATATCACTATTGAAGGTGGCCCAGGTTCTTCTATTGACGTTTATCAAGGCGGTACATTCAACAAAGAGACTTTTAGAATCAAAGCTTCCAATATTGAGTTTTACCATGTTAATTTTATTTATACCGATACCACAGTCGCACCCGTAATGCCACCTCAATGTATAACAGGCCCTTATAATGATGGGTTGAACGGTGACGACCCATTGGCTGATGATGTGCATATCCACGACTGTACCTTTATTGGGATTCCCACATCTGGAAGTACCACTAACTTATTGCATAGTACTATCCAGAAAGCTATCGAAACAGGCTACGGCACGAATTGGGAGATAGATTCTAACTACTTTAAAGGTGTATCATGGGAAGCTGTTTCAATCGGAAATGCCGTCATTCCGTCTCTTACCACTAAACGAGCGCACGGGATTAACGTCCATGATAATACCGTCATAGGTTTGATGTACTCTCTAACTGGAATCACAGTTTCAGGGACGTATGTTACGGGTTTTCCGATAACAGTCGGAAGCGTCTATGAATATCAAGTCCCCACTACCAACACAGGCGATGTTATTGTTACCTTGCCTGATGGTGTTTGGGGAATGGCTATTGGCTCAACCATTCCAACTACCAACTATCAACACCTTAATCCTGGTATAAATACAATAACAGGAGTGACCACTGGAAACTTCTATATATTTGAAGGGTATGGCTACGGTGGTATAGTAGCCGAGCATGACTCATGGGACGTTCAAATTGACAACAATAATATTAGCAATATGCTTTACGCTTCTGGCTATGGTGTTATGGTCTTATCTGGTGACAGCGTAACGGGAGCCACCCATGACGTGACTATCTCCAATAACCACGTAACCAATGTAGGGTATACTGGTTATGAAGTTTTTGAGTCTTACGGAATTGTGCTAACAGGCAACTATTATAATCGTACAGTTGAGATGCTTTCAGAATATAAAGGCCTTTGGATTAGTCATGGTTCGCATGAAATTACATGGACTGGTGGAGAGATTAACGGTGCTCAATATGGAGTGCAGGTTGGTCATGTTACATCGGTTGACCCTGCTGGTAGTCCTTCACGTAACATAAAGATTGAAGGTTTGACAATCAATGGTGCTACATACGAGTCAATATATCTTTATAGTGGAGACAATATAGAGTTCAATAACGTTACTTCTCGTTATGCTGGCAGAGAAGATATTAAGATTGTGTCTTATACCGTCAATAATTTAACTGTAAATGCCTGCACTTTCGACAGTGGAAATCAAAGACATGGAAATACTAACCCTATTACAGTCACAGGTACTTTGACTGGTGGTAAAATCACCAATAACACTTTCAGGGATTCAGCTACTTTGCTTGCTGCAGGAACATGGAAGTTGGCAGGTAATCTTTCAGGAACAGAGACTTCGATTGTTTTAACTGGTACAGGTTATCTAAAAACTCTTAGTGAAGGCATGAGGCTTGAGATAGCGACAGGTGTTACTGATAATCCACGTATCCAATTTATAGACGCTTACGCTAAAACAATTTACTTGTATGCTGCCGTCGGTCATGCCCATTCAGCAAACGACAATATCAATACCGTTAGTATTATTCAGAACGCTCCTATTAACTTTGATTCAGGGACAGTTACGGGTGTAGAGGTATCAAGAAATAGTTGGTCTGACTATTCAGCCTATCCATTATCGGCAACCACTGTTAGCAAGATTGCAACCATGACAAACAATACGGGTATCGCACCTGGTGAAATCCGCACATATTCGGGAATATTAGCTGGTACTACTGCAACAACAATGATTTTATCGCTTGATAATCCTTTTGGACAGCAAGTTAGTATATTATCTATTGATTTAATCACAACCACTGCAAGTGCTGCTTCTGGTACGCTTGACGCTGGAACCTATACTGGAACTACTGGTGATACATTCACTGCCAAGTTATTTACTGCTTTCCCAACAGATACAACGGTATCGGCAACTGCACCTGCATTTGGTAATTCTGTGAAAACTACCACTACAGGAACACAAACAATACCCGTAGTATGGGATACTGGTACAAATAATAGATATCTGAATTTTTATTCATTAGCGGCAACTACAAGTTGGGTATCTAGATATGTTGTAACAGTAATGGGGAATTAAAAGGGGATATAAAATAATATTAAAATTATTAATGGTTTTTTGATAATTAAATAAATAATAAATATATCTTTATAGGAGCCTTAATATGAGCTGGAAAATAGAATGGGGGTCATTACTTAGTTCAATTGCGGCATATTTATCTACTCCTTCTCAAGATTCTGTAGATAATATATTAGAACGTGATGTAATAGGCAATAAAGCTGATACAGCTGTAACTACAGCTAATACAACATCATCTCAAATGGCATATCTTAAAGGGTTACTTAGTATTTCTGGATCTGGTGCTGGAACTTATCAGCTAAAGACCACTACGATTAGTTTAAATCAGGCCTCAGCAGGCTACATATTGTTCACTGGAAGCGTAGGAGCTGTAGATCTGGAAAAACTGGTTATTCAGATGCCAGCGTTAGCGGCTGGTGGCGCTTTAACTGGGATTTATATCCAAACTAATGACGCTACACCGCAAGTTTTAATCACAACGGTACAGGGTTTGGTAGTTAATTTAACCTCTGGGAACCAGTTAACCTGGGAGGGTATTTGCAGAGTAGGACTTGGTAAATTAATACAGTTATATATAATGGGCGGCGCAACCGGTGTAAATTATGTCTGTACTGTTTCCGCTCATTTCAGAGCCGAAGTCGCAGGAGGTACATTGGCATGAGAAGAACTATAGGACAATACGATGTGGGATTGGAAACACCCAATCTGAGGCTTTATGAATATAATGCCAATACTCTCGGCCTGGAAAACCTGGCCGGGGGGACTTACAAGAACCTCAAGCTCGGAGGTTTGAATATCGGTGACGGCGATTTTACTACTCCTGATCTGGATGCAATAACCTCCGTTTACTGCATGGGAGATTCTCGCCTGAATGCTAGGGTAACTGAATATATTTTGCAGGGTTTGTTACAAAATACCATTCTTGCTAATGGCCTTACTGGTGTAGTTACCGAAGCTGGAGTAATCGCCGCCGGTACTACAACCATTCATATCACTTCAGCAGGAACATTTACGATTACCTTGCCTTATGGAGTTACAGGAACCTTGACTTCTGGAACGGCAACCATAGCCAGTTCTCCGAAATCATTAGTAGCTGGCCTTAATACCTGTGATTCAGGCGCGACAACCGGCACAGCAACGCTGGTCATCACATCTACCGTTCCTCCTAAATATGACGTTATCAATAGAGGCGTGGACGGTTCAACGGTTACTGATATGCTGACACGTATGACCACAGATGTCACCAACTTGAATAATGTTGGTATCTTCATCCATTGGGGATTTATCAATAGTATTGGTTCTGGTGATGCTGCCGCGATTACCGCTATCGAAACCGCTTTGGCTTCTATCTACCTTGCAGCTAAAACGGCAGGCGCTTATGTAATTGCCTGTACTGAAACACCAATGACAGGTTACTCCGGCTGGAACGCACAAAAACAGACCGCTCTTGAAACTGTTAATACATGGATTGCCACAGCTGCCAATGTCGACAGGGTCGTTGGCCTTTATAACGGCACCTGGGCCGGTATACCCATTATGAGTCCAGCAGCCACCTTAAATACTCTTTATGATTCTGGCGACCATATCCATATGAACACTCTTGGCTATACTGCCGTTGGGAATATCTTAGGTTCAACCGCTTTTACTCCCGCAACATTTATAAGTCCGATTTCTCACGGGACAATCACAGCGGCAAATATTATAGTTCCTGATAAATTGCAATTAGGACAATTTAATACTAGCGTTGGCATGAGAAGTTTGTATTCCTTGACTACTGGTTATTATAACACGGCTGTAGGGACTAGAAGTATGTACTCTTTGACTACTGGTTATGGGAATGTAGCTACTGGTCAGTCCACTATGGAAAGTATCACATCTGGATATCGCAATTCAGCATTTGGATATAAGACTCTTAGCAGCATTACGACTGGTTATCTGAATGTTGCGATGGGTTATAATGCTGGCTACAGCATGACAGTTGGTAATCACAATACTATGATAGGCCAATTAGCCGCTTGGCAATCTACATCAATGTATCAAAATACGGCTATCGGCTCTGAATCACTTTATTCAATGACTTCTTCTGCTAGTGGTAATAACTTAGCGGTTGCTTTCCATACTATGTATGCACATACAAGCGGAAGCAACAATACAGCAGTTGGAGCTTATGCACTTGCTACGGAGACTACTGCTGCCAACTGTGTTGCTCTTGGATATTATGCAGGTGGACGTAAGGCTGCTGCCGATGCTACATCGGAACTTTTTATTGACGCTTTTGATAGAACAACTAGAGCACATCAGGATGCTCAGTCCTTAATTTGGGGCAAATTTGCCGCTTATAGTGCCACGGACGTAACCGCAGTAGCTTCACAAGAGTTGACGTTCAATGCTGGAAAGATGGGATTCTTCGGTCATGCGGCGAATATTCAGCCATTGAAAGCCAGTTACAACAATTGGGCGGCTCTCGGCGATCTGGTCAATGCTCTGGTTAGCATTGGGATATTAGATACAGCGTAAAAAGAAGGAGAGGAGATGAAGGTTAAAAATCATATTATCTATCTTGCAGGTAACACTATTCAGCGATTAGGAGAAGTCAAACTACCAGTCCGAACAAGTTTGGCGGTGGCTAAACTCACTATAAAACTGGTGGATGCTCAGAAGCCTATTGAGCAGGTCAGGAAGGATATTGTCAAAGAATACCTGCCGCTTAAAAAAGATGATAAGGGCGTGAATATACCTTTGACTGAAATCCAGCAAAAGGAACTCGAAGCCAAAGTCAACGAGTTGATGGAAGAGGAAACTGATCTAGATCAAAAGGATAAAATCAAACTTCCAGAAATGGTTTCCTCTACCTGTGATAAATGTCACCACAACATGGATAAACCGCTAGAGATTGAGTCTAATATATTAGCAGTTTTGGAACCATTTTTAGAGGTGTAAAAAGGGGATAGAAGAGGACAAGAACTTTAATGGAGAATTAAAAGCATGATAAAAACACTTAACATATTACTTATCCTGTTACTCCTTTGCTCTATATTTGTATTTTAATACAGTAAGGATGTGCTGGTATGGAACTTATAGGCCTTGGCATTATAGCACTCGGTATAACCATATACCGGTGGCGCAGTTTATGCTGATATCACATTAAGAACAGGCTATATCCAAGAATGCCCTGTATAATAATAATTATAATTTTAGTACATATGAATAATTTTTATTAAAATATTAAAATATATTATATAATGTATATATATGCAATAGTATATGGAGATTAATGAATGCCTATACAACAATATTATCGTGGTGATTCAGTAGATATAAAAATCATTATTAAAGACGATGATGGCGGCCTTTATGACCCTGATAATGTAAAAGTATTTATCTTTGATTCTAAGGGTAATAATATGTGCACTAATCAAGAAGAAGGAGATACAGCTTCAAAAGTTTCTACTGGGGAATATGTATTTTATTATGGTATCGAAGATGATTCGAATACAGGTATTTGGAAAGTTTTTATTAGATCAACAAATAATTCTAGGATAACTAGCAATCTTAGTAAATTTCAAGTAATAGAAGATATATAAATAATAAATAAAAGGGGGAATATAATATGGCTGCTGGAACGTGGACATTTACAAATACAGGGAGAGGATATTTAATTGATGGGACAACCGCTATTGGTAGTGATACATATAAAATAGCATTATTTACTTCATCTTCTAATTTAGGTGCTTCTACAACTACATATTCAGGAGTTACTAATGAGGTAGGTATAAGTAATACAGGATATTCTACTGGTGGTGCTTCAACTACTTTATCTAAAACTGGAACTTCTACTGTTATAGTAACATTTACTAGTGTTACCTGGACTGCCGGTAGTGCTAATCTTACGGCTAAATTTGCTGCAATTTACGAAGTATCTGGTAATATTTTATGCTATTGCACTCTTGATTCAGGCGGTAATGATGTCACTACCACTTCAGGCAATACATTAACAATATCTCCTAATGCTGTTTATGGTGCATTTACATTGGCTTAGTAGCTCTTTTTCTTAATAAATATATCTTTGAGAAAAGAGGTAATAAGTTATGTATGTAGATATTAAAAAGGCAAGTATTGTTGCAGTTAATAACCCACAATTTAAAAGGGATATTGTAGAGTGACTTTACCTAGTATTAGTATTATTTCAACGACTGTAACTCCTGCTACTATAACTTTTAATTTATCTGATACGGGGGATACAGATGTTACTTATATTGGTGTATGTTTTTCTTCTACTAATAATATACCTAATTGGGCAGATAATTATGCATATTATTATAATGGTTCGGGCTATTCTACAGGAAATTATACTATTAGGATACCCTCAGACAATTATACTTCATGGTGGAATAATGAATTAGGGAGATTATTGCCTAGTACTACATATTATATCCGTGCTGTTGCAGAAAATAGTGCAGGTGATGGTTGGAGTAGTATAGAATGGATTACTACTCCTGATATCTCTACAAATATTACAGGAATAGTAAACACAATTACAGGTAATTCAGCCACTGGCAATGGAGAAACTGCCGATATAGGCGGTAGTTATTTATATACAAGAGGGGTAATATATTCTAAAGGTTTACCCTCATCTATTTCTGCAAGAATAAGTAATGCAGGAAGTTATTATGATTGGTGGGCTATTGGGCATGGTGTTTTACAAGATACATACATGGCTCAGACATTTACTCCTTTATCAGATTTTACTATTACAAATATAATTTGTAATTTAGCAAGATTTGAGCCCCCAAATCCATCATATGTGATTGCTTCTATACAGACTACTATTGATGGTAAACCTTCAGGTACTATATTATGTTCTGGGCAAATATCAATCTCTAGTATATCTACCGAGGATTTTTATCCTTATGAAATTATATTTAATACTCAAGTTACTTTATCAGCCGGTACATTATATGCAATAGTATTATCTTCTAGTACTGATGTTCAAGGAACTTCTGTTGCTTGGGAAATATCTACTAATGATTATTCTGGCGGCAATATATATGCTTTATATAGCTATGATCCTTATTGGTTTGATATTTCCCCTAATGATTTTATATTCGAAATACATGGATTTGATGGAAGTGACAATTCTTTACAAATTCTTGAGTCAACATCATTCGAATATGATACTATAGGATGGTCTGCATATCCTACCCCATGGCAAACTGGTAGTGATGCAGCAATTTATTCTTCTGATATAATATTAAATTCAAATGTTTTTAATAGTTATGTAGCACATGTACATCAATGGGAAGGGCCAGGGGCAGAAATAGATAAAAGTGTATGGTTATATCATCAGCCTAATAATTCTAATTTATATTCTGGCCAAGATCTTACTTTTTCTATGTGGGTATATGCATCAAATTTGAATAGAATACGGTTACAAATTATTGATTATAATGATTCTACTTATGAAACTGTAAATAGTTCATATCATACTGGCGATTCAACATGGCAGTTATTATCAGTAAGTAAGTCATTAAGGAGTAGTTTATCAAGTGTTAATGGTATTACAGTAAGATTAATAGTAGAAGCGGATAGTTTAACTTATGCTAGTGCATATGCTGATGGTGCATTAGTAGTAGTTTCATCTACTGGCTATGCTCCAGTAATAGTGCCAGAAATATTTATATTAGGGTCTAATCCTCAATATGATATAGATACTTTTGATAGTTCTTTAATTAATCTTAGTCCTTCTACTACTTATTCTTATATTGCATATGGTAATTCGCCTATAGGTTCTTCTAATGGTGCTATAAAAACTTTTACTACTTCTGCCAGTATTTTATATCCTGCAAATTATAACTTAGGTCTTTCTAAATATTCCCCTATACTTAATAATAATATTAAGTCTATAAATACAAGTTTATCTATAACTTTATATACTCCAATAATAAATAATGGAATTAATCCAATTTATAAATCTTTAATTATTACATCATATAATCCAATAATCATTAATAATATTAATGTACCATATAAAGAATTATTAATTACTAAATATATTCCTATCATTAATAAAGGATTAACACCTAATAATAAATCATTATCTATTGTATTATATGAGCCAATAATTAAAAATAATATAATTCCTATATATTCTTCTATATCTATAATATCTTATGCGCCAATAGTTGGAAGTAATATCTATGTGCCTGAAGTTACTGTATTATTAACATTATATAATCCGCAAATAATACAAAATATTGATAATGATATAGAACCTATATCTTATGGATTATCTATAAGTTCATATGTACCAATAATTAATAATAATATATATATTGATTATAAATCATTAATTATTACTGCATATGAACCATTAATACTTAATGGTAATAATAGATATATTAGTAATACAATATTAAGTATAACTAAATATGAACCAATAATCTCTAAAACTATAAATAATTATATTGTACCTGCTAATAAATATTTAATTATATCTTCTTATTCTCCTATTATTGAAAATGGGATATTTATTCCATATTACAATATTACTATAACATCTTATACCCCAATTATTAATTTAATAATAAAACCGTCTAATGCTTCTTTATATACTATCCCGTATATTCCAGTCATTAATAATGAGATAATATCAGTAGCTAATTCTTTAATAATTACTCCATACTATCCAATTATTAATTCATGTATTATACCAAAAACAAAATATATTATAATTAATTCTTATGAACTATTACTTAATGAGATAATAACTCCAGCGTATGCTGAGCTAATATTAACTTCTTATAAACCAGAAATAAATAATAGTGGGAATAAAGAAATAATTCCTATTGCAGGGATTTTGGCTATTACTATGGGGAGTATGTACCTGCATGATAACACAAATATTCTTGTGTCATTAATACAAGATTTAGATATATTAACTAAAATATACAAAGAATTAAATATTAAGATTTTATATATTACTGAGAAAGAAGATACAATAAAACATCAAAAATCACTTAATATATCTGCTGGAGAATACCCAGAATTTAGTATAGATACAAAGTTTAATTAATGTCTATTATATTACGAAATTATAAAGATAAAGTTAAAATATCCTCTATATTAGAAGAGCAGTTATTATTTAGTATTGAATCTGAATCTTGTAATATTCTTGAAGGTATATGGATTAATTTTAATAATATAGAAGTAGATATAGAATTAATATTAAAATATAATATAGATAATAATAATAGTAATATATTTTATAATAAGATAATAAAGAAAGATAGTAATAGACTACTATTAATCCCTGGAAATATTCCTATAGGCAATAAATTATGTTGTTTTATTAAATTATTAGAAGAAGAAAAATATTCTAAAGAAATACAATATTCATATTTTATCGAGGGAATGGGTCTAGGGCATTTATGGGAATATATTCTTACAGAAGCTAATACCGGATATCCAATCCAAGGTGCGAATATTACTGTATGCTTGGATACTGCAGGCAAATCAGTTGTAACAAAAGGTATTACTGATTCAAGTGGTAAAATATCTTGTTATTTAGATCCGGGTAATTATTTTATTTTTAGAAGTAAGTCTGGTTATATCTTTACTGACCCAGATATTGAAAATGTATCTTAAATATTTCTAATTTGATATAATTATATTATATGAGGTATGATATATGGGTGTAGGAATAGAAATACCAACAACTAATGTATTAAAAGAATATACTCAACTTCCATATTTAACAGCAGTATGGGAATATGATGGTTCTACATATCAAGATTATACATTATCTGCCCAAAGTACTTTAAATTCTTCTACTTCATTTTCGGTATTGACTATGACAGAGCATGTATTATATTTTGGAAGTGAATCACGATTTGATTCATTAATATTTGAAGGTGTATCTGGTGGTGGTTATTCGAATATTCAGTACTATATATGGACTGGTAATTTATGGACTAGAATACAACCACGAATAGGTTATGATTATAGCTATAGTGGTGGTGATTTCTTCCCAAATTTATCATTTTGGAAATCTACTGCATTCACTGATACTATTCCTCATGCCGTTGAGGCAGTCCCTGATAACCGTTCAAGATATTATATGAAAATGACAGCTACAGTTAGTAGTGGATATCCTTTAATTAAAAGAATTAGATGTAATCCAATTGCTAGATATACTACACCTACAAAAGTTGCGGCACTTCTTAGCCTTCCAGAATTTACTGAAGCAACTACTCCTACATATAATCAAATAGAAGATATTATTCATAGAAAACAAGATGAAATAGACTATAGAACAAAAAAATCATGGAAATATAATTTTGTACTTGATGAATATCATGAATTTAATTTAATGGGGCAAAGATTAACACGAAAACCTATTATTGAAATTATAAAGCTTGAAATATGGACTGGTGGTGGGATGGAAACTAAGACATTAGGAAGAACTAATGATTATTTCTTTATCCCGGACACTGGTGAAGTATATTATTCAAGATTCTTTATGTTGCCTGCAAGACTTGCGTTTACAGGTCCTCATTGGTGGGGATGGGGTATAGGAGAATTTACATATGCAGTTAGGATTTCATATATATGGGGAAGAGATCTTGAAACTGATGGGCAAGGATATATAGCAGAAGATATAGCTACTAAGTTAACTGCAATTGATTTATATACAAATCATGATTATAGTTTATTTACAGTTGGGGGTACGGACAGGGTACCCTTTGATAGGAAGATAGAAAACTGGAAAATAGAAACAGAAGATAAAATGGAATCATTAAGATCTATAGAGGTATGGTAATATATGGCAACTTATTCTGCTGAACCAATGCCTACTCTTGTTCTTAAGACAGTTCTTGATGAACAATGGCTAACATATTCTAATACAATACCAAAACCACGATTAATAGATATTAATGATGGTGTTACACCCTTACGCCATGATCTCTTTACAGGTGATACTATATTAATACAATTAGGAACTCCTGGGGAAGAGGAAACATGGAGAGATTCATGGTATTATGTTGATAGGACAAATAGAGTAGAACTTCAAATATTTACAAAAGTATCAAGACAGAGATTATATGATTTAAAACAGGAAATTAGAAGGATTATACATAACCAAAAGCATTCGCTTGATGATTATCAAGTATTACGTTATACAGGATTTACAGAATATAATAGAGAGCAATTTAATATGTGGGGCGGGAATATTACTTGCACACTTGAAAATAATAGAATCATGATGGAGCAATAAGATGGGGAATAATTATTTATATCGTGGAGAACGCTGGAAATTATCATATGGCATAGAATCAGACTATGGAGAAGCGCCAACAGAAAGTACTACCGCTGTACATTCATTTGGAGTATTTGATGATGCAACTCTTGCAGACCCAGAGTTTGATTTTCAGCCATTTTGGTTTCAGAATACAAATAATAGAAGCTATTCTATGGCATATAAAGGTCGCGCAAAATGTTCAGGGTCTATTCCTGATATTGTATTATTAAATGGATATCCTATATTCCTTCCTATTGCTAATGATATAGATCATGCACAGGTTGGTAGTACTGCATATTATACCCATACAATTACTGATACTGTAAATCTTTCACCGTTTAGGGTTGCAGCTACATATCTTGATAACAGCAGTACTGCTGGTGCCGCAGGACTTACTAGATGGTTTGTAGGCGGGAAAGTTAATAGAGCTACTTATAAATGTGAAGAAGGTGGCTTATTAACGATGTCATTAGATGATATGGCTTTTAAAATGCCATATTATAAAGATAATACTTCCGCAGAGATTACTCCATGGTATAATGAATATGCTGTAGAACAAGTACCAGTTTTAGCATCTACAGAACCATACTACTTCTCAAAAGCAAATTTTAGTATTAATTTAGCAAAAGATACTACAGTAATTGAAACTATAAAATCAATAAGAAATTTTAGTCTTGAAGTTAGTAATAATCTTGACCCCAAATATTATATGACTACAAGTGATGAAAAGGTGCCTTATCAAATATATGAAGGGAGAAGAGATTACAAATTAGGGATGATGGTAGATCTTGTAGATTATGATAGTACATCTACTGATTCCTTTAATAAAAATGATTTCTTTCTTGATTTACTCCGCCAAGGTGTTGATACTGCTGATAGTGTTTTTAAGGGTATATCATTAGAAATTACATTTTCAAGACTTAATGATGCAGATGATTATATTAAATTTACTATACCTGGCGCTAATTTTACTGGTGCTGTTGGTGAACAAGGTGCAATGATATTAAGAGCATCACATCCTATTGTCCGTGATAGTGTTGTTAGCACTCGTGTAGAAATGATATTTCCTACATTAAAAGTAGTAATTAAGGATAAAAATACTGGAGCTGGTTATCCTATATAATAAATGAAAAGGAAGGTGCTCTATTATGGAAAGAGATTTGTCAAGTATCCTAGTAAGTGATAATTCTACTAAAGAATTTGCAATTCAATGGGAAGGAGCCGATTTTAAATTTAAAATTAAAGAATTACCTTATGTATCTATTTCAGATTTAATATCAAAATGTGTAATAATTGATAAATCTGGTACTCGTATAGATAAAGCAGAATATATGATTTCATATCTTGAAAAAGCATTAATGGAAGCTCCTTGGGAATTATCAAAGACTAGAATGATTCTGAAAAGGGCTAAATCTGGTTTTGCTATGCTTATTGAAGCAAATATTCAATCTCCTTTCGGAGAGGAAGTAGATGACTTAAAAAAAGAATCAAGTCAGTAATTGATAATCCGTTAAAAGATGTATGGTTAAACTTCTTAATACGAAGAAAAAGTATTGAGTTAACATTAATAAAGATAGGATATTCAAGAGATTCAATTGCTGACATGAGCACATCCGAAATAGCTTTAATATTTGCAATATTAGAAAAACAAGCAGAGGATATAGAAGATGCCTCAAGATGATTTATCTGGTGTAATTAAATTAATAATAGAATCTAATAGCCAGACTAGTAGTAGTTCTGCTGGTGGCACTTCTCCTAGTTCTGGACAATCTAGTGCAGGAACCGCTGGTGGCACTACAAATGAAAAGAAAGCATTAAAATTTTATGAGAATATAGACAAAGGAATTAATAATACTACAAAATTCCTTGCTGGTGGAGGACTATTATCTGTATTAGCTAAATACTCGCAAGCTGCTAATGCTGTATTGAATGGGATATTGGATATTGTTGGTGCAGTAGTAGATATGTTCTTAATTCCATCTATGCCTTTATTCGCTAAAATATTTGAGAAAATAGCACCATTAATGCCTGTCCTTATGGATTTATTTGACCAACTAATAACACCAATTATAGATGCACTTATTCCTTTGGTAGAGACTTCAATACCTTTAATTATAGAAGTAATAGAGCAAATAGCACCCTTACTTAAGCCCATGTTCGATCAATTAGGAATAATTATTAAAGCATTAGTGGATAGTATTAATTGGATAATAGGAAAATCTGGTGGGCCTATAATGGTTGGCAAGCAACTTTCTGGTGCTGCAAGTATAATGGCATCTCCTATTACACAAGGTGCCCAAACTTTTTCTAATTATGACCCACAAAGATCTTTTATAGGACAATTTGCTGAAAATATAGGTAAAGAATTATTAAGAAGTTATCATTTAATGTCAGATAAATCTTCTGCATCTAATATTAATAAAAATGATGCTCCAATAACATTTAATATTCAGAATAATCTTGAATTAGGCAATGTTTCGGATGTTAATTATCTGTCATCAATGCTTGGAAAACAAGTATCTAATAACTTAACTAGTGTTGCCAGGAGAAATTAAAATAAATGACAATGTTACAGACATTCATATCAGAATGGCCATTAGCTTATCCTCATCTTTCTGACAATTTAACATTAAAAGTTGAGAATGAATCTGAATCTCAATCAAGAAGTCCTATTGTAATATCATTGCCAGGCAGAACATTATTTGGTCTTGATTTAGGTAGGGCACAGCCTACAATATCTTTAACAGGGATAGTAGATTCATATATAACAGAACTTATAGTTTGGCAACCTACTAGTAATTTTACTCCAGGGAATTATTTATTAGGATTTTCTGGTATAGGTGATTATTCTACAGAAACTATAAATCCTACTAGAACATACAGACCTAGAGGGCAAATTAAAAGTTTCCAAATGATTGATTCAAATTATGCTCGTATAATGTTAGATGTAACATCTATAGATTCAGGATATGGTGATTATCATAAATTCTTTTTTGTCCATAGTGAAGCAGTAGGGGAATATGAAGATGAAGCTTGTACTAGTTACACAGGACGTTCTGCATTAGTATCTCTCCCATTTGTGACTCTCTATAGACTAAAACAAGCATCCGTATATTGGTATACAAGTGGTAAATTATATCTTACTACTCTTTCTGGAACATATTATGGCTATCCAAAAAATATTCAATATTCTGCTGATGCTGGCAGAGAAGATAGATATTCTTTTAAATTAGATTTTGCGGTGACAACACAAGATGTCTAGACCAAGTAAAATATATTATGAATTAGCGCAAGTAGGCTCTGGCGACTGGCAGTTAGAGGCAGATGTAATACGTCATCATATTATTGATACTGTTAACCAGCCTCGCTGGGCAGAAGTTATTATTGAAGATCATGACCATTCTAAACAAACTGTATATAATGGTGATGGTACATATGGTAGATACACTAATTTCAGAAGAATATTAATTGTTGAAGGTGATACTGGCAAAGTATCATTTTTAGGTCGTGTAGAATTTTGTGATTCTGATAATGACCCTGATGGCAATGGTCCTACATTAAAAATACAAGCAAAAGATCATTTACTTGAATTTGCCTATGCTTCACCAGTCGATATGGATTTTCGTGGGTATAGTACTGGAAGTATATTCGCAACTATTGCACAATATTATAGATATGCTGAGTTACATCTATCTAGTTATTCTGGTTCATTTACTCCTGGGAATTATATTTTAGCACCATATACAGGCTTTTCTGGAAATGGTATGGCAAAGATAACTTTTTGGGATGAAGATTCAAAGACTCTAGGTATTACAGATGTAGTAGATATGTATTCTTATGATCCTTTTAATATGGCATTTATGGCAGGCAATACAGTCACAGAATATCTTTGTGACCCAGATACTAAAATAATTAATGCTGACCCTGATACTGGATGTACTACTAATACCGGAGTAATATCACTTACTAATGGTTATTTTTATACTATAAATTTATCAGATGTTCATGGAGCTTCATCAGCATATTATGGTAATTTTAGAAATAATTCACAATCAGCATTAAGGATTCTACAGCAAATAGCAACGCAAGTGGATAGGGCAGATTTTTATGTTGATAATAGTGATTCTGAAGAATTAATTTATTCAGAGTCTTTAGGATGGTATATTGGCTCAGAATTTGTTCCTGTTAATATGCATTATATTCCAAGAAATGAAAAAGTTTCATATATGAAGCCATTAATTTTAGGGTATGATGTAACAGAAACAGATTATCCTACAGTAATTACATATAATGCTGATTACTCATTCCCTACACCAGAAAAAGAAAGAAATTCAATAATACAAGTAGAAAGTGTAACAGATTCAAGTACTAAAATAATGGGACAGTCATTTAATACTGATATTCCTAAAAATTATAAAATAAATAAAAGATTATATACTCAGAATAACGATACTGTTGCTACTGAACAATTAAATGAACAAGCGTCTTATATAGGATCTAAGGTCAATTATTCTACCCAGCGTGGGACTATTAGAATAAATAAATACCCCGCCTATTATGATACTGATGAAGAATGGCATATATTACGTGCTGGGGATGTAGTAACAGTATATAATTCACGATTAGAAACAGTAGATGATAAGCCTATGATGGTTATCTCTATTGATTATGAAGAATCACCAGGTATAGCAACTATAGAATTAGTAGGAATGTACTATAATTTTGATCTTGGGGAGTGGACAACCGCCGGTCTTGCTTCTAACCAAAATGAATATGGTTCACCTGATAATACTGGTGTAAAAGATATCACACAACCAATAGATGCTAGAATTATTTCTACAATAGGATCTACAGGTGGTGGTAGTGGCATTCCATTGTCTACTATAGAGGCTAAAGGTGATTTAGTAATAGGTACAGGAGCAGGGGCTGTTACAAGATTAGATTCCGGTACTGTAGCTGATAGAGTTTTAATAAATGATGGTTCAGGCAATATTTCATGGGGAAGTGCTTCTGGTACTGGAATGACTAAACTTGAACAGGATAGTAATCCTACATTAGGTGGGATATTAAACTGTGATAATTATCAAATAGGCAATAATACAGTAGTTATAAATGCTGGGTATTCCTCCTCTATAATTCCTACACATGATGATAGTGTAAGTATATATGGACTAAGTGGAATAAAACTTATGTCTGGATATTCAGTTGATGATATAGCAGGAGATATAAAATTAACCACTTATGGTTCAATAATACAAGAATGTACATATGGTATTGTACTTAAAGCGGGTGGTGTTGCTTCCGTACCAATTGAGAATGAATTAACATTGCAATCTGTAGGTAATATTAAAATAAATCCAGATGGGTTTGTATATCTTTATAATACATTATTACAAACTAATTTAGATGCAAATTCTGTATATAGAATAACAAATTTAGCGCACCCTATATATGAACATGATGCAATAATACAAACAGAAATTATTACGGAAAGTGCATTAGAGTATGTTATTAATAATTATGTAGGGGCACTACATAGCCTATATGATGATGATAGTCCTATGTTATCTACTACCCTTGATACTAATGGCCAGGCAATAGCCACTACTGAACAATATATGACAATTATGGTAGATAATGAGTTAGGCAATCTTTATTTGCATGCTCCAGTTATTGATATATATAATGATGATGGCAGAATACAAATAAATTCATATGATGGGAAATGCTATTTAGATACTGATACTTGCCAAATAGGTAATAATAGTATAGTTATAAATGCGGGTTGTGCTGTAGAAACCCCAATAAGTAATAAAATTCGTATTAGAGCTGCTAGTGATATTGATATATATGCCTTCAATCATATATATGAATCTACCGCTAGTAGCTATGGTATTAGTATAAAAGCAGGCGGTTCTGCAACAACTCCTGCTTCTGGTGTATTATTATTAAGCGCTGCAGATTCTATTTCATTATTATCTGATAAAGCAATTTATGCTACTAGTGCATCTGGTTACGGTATATCTTTATATGCAGGCAGTACTCCATTGAGTATTCCTTCTAATGATATTACTTTCGAAGCTGTAAATGATATTACTTTACACCCTACAGTTGATGTGAATATAACCCCACATGGTAATGTTGATATAATTCCTGGGGGTGCAATAACATTACATCCTGCAAGTTATACTTTTATTTATCATGGCGCTTTAAGTACTGATTTTGCAACAAATGGCAACCAGATTTATTCCTCAGCTTCTCAAGATTTAACAATAAGCTCTGGTGGGTTAGGAACAACTCCAGGGACTAGTGGTATATTAAGATTAGAATCAAATAATTATTTAGGAATATCTTCTGCTAGTAATTTTGGTATTTCTATTAATGCAGGAGCATTAACAGGATATAACTTTTATAATAATATTCTTTCATTATATGGTAAAAATGGGATATATTTATTTACTAGTGATCCTTCATACAGTATTCAAATATTTAATAATCTTAATTTATATGATAGTAATAATGATGTTAATAGAGATATACTAAATGGCGGAACAATAAATGGCAATAATGGTATATTTAGTACAAGATTAAAAATTCCTGTCGGTTCTAATATGTACAGTTAAGGAATTAATTAATGTCGGTAAATATTTATCAGCCCACTATAAATACTAGAGGTCTTCCTACCTCATCATTATTTTTTAGATGTTCTATAAATAATTTTTATGGCTATTCTGGACTTTTTTATAAATTCTTTTATAAATTACGATCTGCATCTTCTTGGTCACAGACAGGTGGTGTATGGGTATCTTCAAGCACAATTGGGACTATTTACAATCAATCAATAACTTTAATTACTGGCCAAGAATATGAAGTATATGCAACAGCATATTATACTTATCCTATATATCTTTCAACAAGTGCTACAAAATATTTTACTTGTGGTTTATATTTAAGTACTTATCCTGCTGAAGATAGTATTACTACTACATCTATGAATTTATATTCATGGGTAGAAGCTCTTTATTATTCTGATGATACTGATAATGGTCTTAAATTTTATTGGAAAGGTACTGGCGGTGGAATAAATAGCTATACTGGTGATAATGTTGCATGGTATGAATTAGCTAATGGCTATGAACATTCTATCACAGTTAATTCTGGGCGAGAATATGAAATATATGGTAGATTATACCATGGTTCTACTCTTTATAGAGAAAGTAATCATGTGTATTATTTTTCTTTGCCAGAAGTCCATACTGTATCTATTTCAAGTATTACTAATATTTCTGCAATTAGTGGTGGGTCATATATAGCATATGATTCTACTTTTATACAAGAGATAGGAGTATGTGTAAAGTCTGGGAGTACTCCATATATAACTGATCCTACCTACACTCCTATTTCTATTACTACACCATTTACTTCTAATATTACTGGACTTACCCCTGGTACTGAATATCATTGTCGTGCATATGCCTATATGAAAGATAACAGTACGGGGGCTGAAACTATAAATTATGGCGAAGAAGTAATATTCACTACATTAAGTACATATACTGCCACATTCAATAGTAATGGCGGTTCTGGTTTTATGAGCCCTCAAAGTGCGAGTAACCCTACAAATTTAACAGCTAACTCATTTACTAGAACTAATTATACATTTGCTTATTGGAATACATCTGCTGATAGTACTGGCACACAATATAATGATAGCGCATCCTATAGTTTTTCAGCGAATATTACTTTATATGCCCAATGGAGAACTGCAGCACCTTCTAACTTTATTGTTTCGTCAATAAATGATGGCTCTGGGGTTAATATGTCATGGGATAAAGTTATAGGAACATATTCATATTGGATATATAGAAGTGATGATGGTGGTTATGTATATAATTATCTTAATTCTATACTAGATACCGGTGCTTCTACATACTCATTTTCTGATTATTATGCAGACCCTCCCCATATATCCGCCCCTACTATTTCTGCATCACAAGGAATATATGAAGATTATGTTTTATTATCATTAGATAGTGGTGGAATAGTATCGGATGGTACTACTCATTATTATTATGTTATTGCAAGAACTTCTGTCGGGGTAGGAAGTACTGGTAGCGAAGCTGATTTTGGCCATAGGAATGGGCAGATACTTACATACCAATGGAAACGTGCAGATACAGGAAGTGGTATATATAGCGATATTCTTGCTGCTACATCTGTACCTTATAATGATGGCACTGCCCCTAGAGATGGAATACATAAATATTATAAATTACAGCTTACTTCATCATATGTAGTTGAGTCCCCTCTATTATCTATTTATGCAGAAGGATGGAGAAAATTAATAGCATTAGGTATAACTACTGATGCACCTTCTTCTGTATATTATTCATCTGCTATATTAAATTCAGAAGTTACAGGATTATACTCTTATAATAATGCAGATGTTTATTTCGAGTGGGGGCTAAATACTAGTTATGGCAGCTATAATGCATCACAAAATGTTACTAATATATGCACTATTCATCATCATATAACAACTGGAGCTCTTGAAGTAAATAAATTATATCATTACAGAGCAGTAATAATAGGGTATCCTGGAATTGTTAGAATAAATGGTGCAGATAGAACTTTCCATACCACCGTGAATACACCCGGAATTGCTTGGATAGAAGCAGGCGATATTGAAGACACCACAGACTTTTTTTGTTATCTTGATGCTAATACTGAAAAAAGGAAGCAAGCATGCTATCTCGATACAGAACATATTGATATTGGAACTCCTGGGTATTTATGGGTTGAAGATGAATACTTATGCATGGTAGATGCTTCTGGGAATATATGTGCATTTTCAGGCTCTGACTATGGATTTATTGGTATAGAATATGCGGGGTATATTTGGATTGATAATGCAAATTTTATGTATATAGATGAATTAGGATATATGAGAGGATTTACTGGCGAAGCTGCATATCTTTAATAAATTGTAATAAAAGTGGTATAATATATATAGTATAGCAAGATATAAGGAGAAAGAAATGGCACAAGTATTAGTTAGCTTTTCATATGATACTGAAACAAAGGTACATAATATTGTAGGTAATGTTAATATTAAAGATGCATTATCAGTACTTCAAGAAATTGTTATTACTGAGGCTGCAAAGAAGCTAGCAGAAGAAAAAGAAAAATAGGAAGGATAAAATATTATGTGCTTAAAACAAATTCTTGATTTTTTTATCCAGTCAACAGCAACTGAGATTGTTGTTCCCCCTGTTATAGAAACCCAAATGCCATTGCCTACTACTAAAAAAATAGTAGATGGTAATTATATCTTTAATATTTTGAATAAGGCTTTCCCTACTGCACCTCATATATATATATCAGATAATTATTATGAGCTATGTTCTAAAGAAGATTATCAAAAATTTTTATTTTGGGATAAAACAAATGAATATATATATATCCCTGAAAAATTTGATTGTGATGACTTTACATATAGAGTAACAGGTAATTTATCTATACCTGGATGGAGTACTATAGCCGATGGTACTATCTGGACTAATCTTCATGCATTTAAATTGTTTATAGATAACACTGGCAAATTATGGTTTATGGAACCGCAGAGTGATGCATTATTTGAAACGTGGCAAGATTATTTTGGGAATGAGATACAATTTATAGAAATGTAATATATTATAAAATATATATAATATAAGGAGTACATAATATGGAAACAATTAAAACATTCATTATTGTAGTATTAGCTGCTGGATTTTTTGGCACCATATTAGCTTTTGCTAATCTTTGGAGGATTATTATCCAAGCAAGAAAAGATTTTGAAGCTGCAGAAGTAGATGGTACTTTTACTGATGAAGAATACATTATATTAGGAAAAAATTTAGTAAGTGCTATAAAAGAATGTAGAACTATATTAGACTTTATTAGGAATGTAGCTTCTAATTTAGGATATGTTACTATTAAGAGTAGAATAAGAATAGTTAATAATATATATAAAATAAATAATAATAAATAAATAATATATTAATATATATATAAGTACATTATATACTCGGAAAACAATTTATATATCTTTAATCTTTATTATTAGTACATTCTTTGGTTTTCCTCGTATATCTTATTCTAGGCTTTTTTTCTAGAAAAAGAAGTAAGCATTTATGCTTAGTATAATTCATATTATTTCTTATATAGTATTATTTTTGCTATTTATTATTCTTTAATAAGATACATTTATGAATATGATATATAAAAAATGTAAACATTGTGGAGCACCTTCACTTCTAAAGGAAGAAGATACTAGAAATACATATATTCTTAAATGCTTAATGTGTGCTAGAGTTCATGATCTATTAGGAAATTTATTAAGTAAAAAATAGTTTTTGCTTTTTATTAATCTAAAATAGTATTTTTAAATAGATAATAAAGAGGGAAATTATATGGATACTTATACTCTCCGTTTATATTGGTTGTCTAAATACGAGAATAAATTTCATGAATCATATAAACCAAAAAAAGCTAAAATAGAATCATTCCTATTATCTTATTTGCTAAAGACTTATAATCAATTCCTAATTTTAGAAGCAATTGATAATTTCTTTCTTATTGCCAGAAAAGAACAAGCAAATATTCTTTTATTCGCTTCTAAAAAATATTTTACTTCAGCCTTTAGAAGTTTAATTAAAGAAAAAGATGTTGTTCAATATAATAGGATGATACTTTGGTATAGTAAAGAAAATCAAGAACGAGTAAAAAATTTAATACAATTATATAAACATTATATATATGCTATATCATTATCCTCAGAGGATATAGAAATAATGAAAGTAATAATAAATGAATTAAAAAATATAGAAATGGAGAATTAAATGGAAAAAAATCTTAAAGAAATGCAAAAACGCCATCAAAAAGAAATTAATGAATTAAAAAATAAATGTTTTCATAAAATATTAACTAATTGGATTATTACTGAAACTAAAGAAGTTGAAATTAAAGGCGAAAGTATTAATTTTACTCTATGGAATAAGTGCTATAAGAAATATCAAACTGTACCGGCAAAAAAAATTAAAAAATGTATTGATTGTGATTCTATTATAAAAACTGCAATACTTACAGAAGTTTGGGAAGAGGAGAATTTATAATATGCAACAAGACCTTGAACAACGTCTTATTTCAGTAATTAAAGATGAAAAAATATTAAGTGATATTATTTTGAGGGGAGTCACATCAGATGAATTTATAATTCATACAGAAGAATTTAGTTTTATACAGCAATACTTTAATAAGTATAATTCTATCCCATCAATGGCGGTTATTGAATCAACATATCCAGGATTTAAGTATTTAGATGATGTAAAAGATATTGAAATAAAATATCTATGCGATGAGCTATTTAAATCCTCTGCTAGAAGAAAAGCTATTGCCTATATTAATACTTCCGCTGAATTATTATCATTAGATACTTATGGAGCAATTGATTCATTAGTAACTAAATTAACTAATATTAGGAAACAAACTACAAATTCTAAAAGTTATGCGGATGGTGATGCATTAAGACGTTATGATATAGCAGTAAAAAATCGTGATAATATTACTAAAGGTGTAACAAATGGTATTAAAACTGGTATAAAAATATTTGATGATAATAATATTGGATGGCAACCTGGAAATCTTATTGGAATTATAGGAAGATTAGGGGTAGGGAAGAGTACAGTAGCGCAATATTTAGGATGTACAGCATATAAAGCAGGTAAAAGAGTATTATTTATATCTCCTGAAATGTCTGCAGAAGAAGTTAATTTAAAATTTGATACATTTATGGGTAAAATGAATGGGTATACATTCTTAAATGATAAATTACAAGTAGGGGATATTGATCTCAGAAATTATAAAAAATGGCTTGAAGGGATATCAACTAGAAAAGATTGGTTAACTATTGATAGTGCTAATGGCAAAAAATTCAATATTAATAATATTAATGGGTATGTTACTGAATTTGCACCAGATATGGTTATTGTAGATGGCGTACCATTACTTGATGGTGTAGGCGAACAAAGCTGGGTAAAAATGATGGATGTTTCATATGGCCTTAAAGCAATTGCTCAAAATAATAAAGTAGTTGTTATTGCTACTTCTCAAGCTAATAGGGCTGTAGGGGATGAAATGCCTCGCCCAGATCAAGTATCATTCGGGGATGCATTCATGCAAGCCGCAGACTTTGGAATTTTTATGCAACAAAATATTAATAAACCTCTTTCAAGATATATTACAATTCCTAAAAGACGTACAGGTAAAGCAATAAATACTCCTATTGAAATAACATTTAATATTAATGAGGGCATAATATCTATGTAATAATACTTTTGCTATTTATTAATCAAGAATATAATATAAATACAAATGAATAATAAAGATTTAGAAATAATAAAACAAATAGAAAAATTAAATATTGAAATTGTAAAAGTAGTGGGCAAAGAAGTTAATTGCAAATGCCCAAAGCATAGTGATTCAAACCCTAGCTTTTTCTTCAATTTAGATACAGGGGTATATCATTGTTTTGCAGGCTGCCTTAAAGGAAGGGGTATTCATCAATTAATTTTTCAATTAACTGGTGTTAGTGTAGCTGGTGTACCTGCAAAAGATGTTATTTTTAATAAATTATCATATAAAAGAGAAGAAGATAGGAAGATTATTCCTTCAATTCCTTTATTACCATTAGCTGTAAATAATATTGGGGAAGAATATTTAAATAAAAGAGGTATTACTACAGAAACTATTAAGTATTGGAATATTCAATATTGGCAATCAGAGAATGCAATAGTAATTACAGTAGAGGATAAAGGATATATTATTAGGTATATAAATAAGGACGCCCCAAAGAAGTATAAGTATGTTACAGGAACTAAAATATCAGAAACATTATTTGGATTAAGTAAATTAGATAAATTAGCAACTTCAATAATATTAGTAGAGGGAAGTTTAGATTGTATATACCTACATCAATTAGGATTTCATAATGCATTAGCTTTATTACATGCTGATATAACTAGAGATCAAATAAAAATATTAGGGGGTGTAACAGATTACGTATATACAATGCTTGATGGAGATCAAGCCGGAATTAATGCAAGTTTAAAAATAAGAACATTACTTGGTTCTAGATTCATAAAAAGAATTTGTACACTTCCAATGGGCAAAGACCCAGATAATTTATCAAAAGAAGAAATAGAAAAAATATTAAAAGAAGCAATATAAAAAGGAGAAAATAAAAAAATGTTTATTAAAGGTCTTAAGGGTATACAAGAAAAGGCAGAGGAGCCTGCAGAACAGCAGCAAACTAATCCTAATAGAATGAATTTTCTTTGGATTAAATCTGGTGAAACTGCACTTATCAGATTTATTGATGATGAGCAAATGCTCCAAACAAAAATTCATGAATATGAAGAAATTGCTGTGACTGGTAAAAAATATAAAGATACTTATTGTTATGAACATTTGACTGGTGCACCTTGCAAATGGTGTGCGGCAGGGAATATTGCTAGGAATGTATACGTATTCTTGGTATATGTATATTCTATTGCTCATAAGAATCAAAATCCAGCACTTAATAAAGATAGCAACGCAATATCATGGGAACCTATTAAACAAGGGAACCAAGTATTTTATAAAGAGACTGTAAATGGTTTACGTATTCTTAGGACTAAGTTTGGTAAAGATGGGTATATTAAAGAATCCATTATACAGTTTGTAAATGAATATGGTACTCTTTGTGATAGAGACTATAAATATACAAGAACTGGGGAGAGTATGAGTACCCATTATTCATTCCTTCCTAAAGACCCTAGTAAGATGTCTGAAGAAGTTATGAAAGCAAAAGCAGAAGCTCCTACTATTGAAGATATTGTTATAGGGAATAGGAATAAAGATACCGTTACTGCTACTAATACAGTACCTACTAATAATGTTTCTACTAAAGAACAAGATGGGGTTAGTATCCAAGAAGTAGAAGACCTATTCTAAGATAAGTGAGGAATAATTAAATGGCTAAAGTAGAAGCAAAGTTAGGTTTTACTCTTAAAATAAATAAAAAGGATAGTTATGAGTTTATACGTCCTGAGATTGGTATTTCTGATATTGATACTAATGTGGATATTTATCCACAATTGGAACTTGCAGAAAAGGCTTTAAAGGAAACTTTAGATAAAATAAGTAATATTGCAGGGGACGAAATTCTAATAAATTTTGATATGGATAAAGAATTAGTATCACAACTTCAAAGAAAGTTTAAAAAACTTGATATTGAGATAGAAGAATTAAAATCTCAAATTATTAAAAAAGTAGAAAAAGAGGTATAAATAGATGGACATAGTTCAAGGACAACTGGAATTAGTAAAGAAGCATTGGCCAGATTTACTAAATCAAGATAATAAAATTGAAAGTTCTAATATGATGATTCATGCTATTATTAAAGAACTTTCTGAATTATCGGATGGATATGCGTGTTTTCCATGGAGTAAGTCGAAAGAGATTGATAGGGAGTATCTACTCGAGGAAATTACGGATATTCTTCATTTTGTCCTTGAACTATATATCATATGGGGAGTTACTAATATAGAAGAAGTTGAAGAATTATACTTCAAAAAAAGAAATAAGAATATTGATCGCGGTAAAATTCATATGACTAAATCAAATTAATAATAAATAGACGAAAGGATAAGAGAATGGATAAAATTAAAGTAACAATACACCAAGCGACAAAGATGGATTATAGTCCTGCGGCTATTGCTAAACTTACATCAAATGGTAAATGGCAGAATGATATATCTTCAGAGATGCAGAGTTATGAAGATAAAAATAATCTTACTAAAACATTATTAGAAATGGGGCATGAAAGTGTATTTGAACACTTTGTATATACATTTCTTTTTGAAGGTGTTAGTAGAAGCTTTTTAGCTCAAATTACTCGTCATAGGCTTGCTTCATTCACTGCTTCTTCCCAACATTGGATTAATTATGATGCAGAAAATTTATCATATGTAACTCCTATAGAAATTATTGAAGCAGATATAGATGCACAATCATTTTATCATGAAGCCCAACAGACAGCAATTGATAATTACTTATATTTAAAAGACAAATTAAAGGTTAAGCATGAAGTTGCAAGGCAAGTACTTACTAATGCAACTCGATTGAATTTATTGATGACTGCTAATGCTCGTGAATGGAAATGGATACTTAATCAGCGTCTTTGCCTTAGGAATACGTCAGAGACACTTTATGTTGCTGGTTGTGTATATAAATTATTAAAAGAAACTGCCCCTGAAATATTCCCAATTCTTGGGCCTGATTGTGTTACTAATAATAAATGCCGGCAAAAACATCCTTGTGGAGTCACATGGCCAATGCAGGCATGGGATAAAAAGTTTAAGAGTATAAGGGGACAGTAATGAATAAAACTGATAATTTTGTTAAATTCTGTGAAGAAGAAATAGAACTCCATAAGAAAAAGAATTTAGAATATAACGGTACTGAGTTTGGGGATAATTATACAGCAATTAGAAGAGTATCAGTCATTAAACAATTATACCCAAATACTGATTGGTCTACTCCGGAAGGGATTGCATGCACTTATATGCTAAAACAATTGGATGCAGTATTTTCATTATTAGAACGTGGTGAAGATGGTAAAATAGAGAATATAAAGTCTAGATTAATGGATGTATCAGCATATATTAAAATTATAAGTGCATTATATAATTCTGATAATATAGAAAATATAATCAAAAATAAATGTAAGAGCAAATAATGTTTGATTTACATAGACATGATGAATTTAGTAGTTTTGATGGGTATGGCAAAGCTGCAAAGTTAGCTATGCTCGCTAAACAAAAAGGTCATAAAGCATTAGGCATATCAAACCATGGTAATATTAGTGGCTTAATTGAACATTATAATGCTTGTAATGATAATGATATTAAACCTATATTAGGCATAGAAGCATATTTCCAACCAGAATTTGATAAAGAAAAGCCAAGATATCATTTATGCCTTTTTATTAAAAATATTAAAGGCTATGAAAATCTTAATAGAATAATTACTGAAGCGAGTAAAGATACATTTTATTATCATCCAATTGTTACTTTTGATTTATTAAAAAAATATCATGAAGGATTAATTTGCAGCACTGCTTGTGTGGATGGTTATATCCCATCATTAGTAATAGATGATGAAAAGGGCTCTATTATTATGCATGAAATGGGGCAATTTATTGAAATATTTCATGATGATATGTATATAGAAATTATGCCATATGAAATAAGCCCTGGGAAGATAAAGAATATTGAATTAAGTAATAGGCAGCAAATTATAAATAAATGTCTTTTTGAATTATCAGAAATAAGTAATGTAAAACTTATATTAACATCAGATAGCCATTATAGTTCTAAAGAAGATTTCCCTACATATATTAAAATGCATAAAATTGGTGGAATTCAGAATGAAGTAGAAGTTATAGCAACTTATATTGATCGTTATATGCCATCCCCTAAAGAATTATACCAAAGATTTTTAGGAATGCATCCTGAGCAAAAGCATTTGCTTAGAACAATAATTAATAATATGAATGATTTATACAATAAAGTTGAAGATAAAATTTTAAGCAATTTAAAGTTGGAGATTCCTAAATTTGATCCCAATATAGATAGTAAAGTATTATTGCATGATAATATTATTGCTGGATTAAAACAATTAAATAAATATAATAGGGAATATGTATTACGAGCAAAAGAAGAGTATGAAGTAATTACAAAGCATGGCTTTGAAGACTATTTCTTAATAGTAGAAGACTATGTAAAATATGCTAAAAATAATGAAATTAAAGTTGGTACCGGGAGAGGATCAGTTTGTAATTCATTAATTGCATATGCATTAGGTATTACTGAAGTAGATTCTATATTCTTTAAACTTGATTTTAATAGATTTTTAAGAATGGATAAGAAAAAATTACCTGATATTGACCTTGATTTTGAAAAGGAAAGACGGGATGAAGTCATTAATTATATACTTAATAAGTATGAAGGAAGAGCCGCACAAATATGCAGTTATGGGTTATATAAGCCGGATGTTTTAATGAATGATTTATGCAAAGTATGCAATGCAGCGGATGTTAAAGTAAAGATTAAGAATTATATTAGTGAATATATTATTGAAGATGCACTAAATATTGTAAAGCTTACCACAGATAAACGTTATAATGAATATAATACAACTTATGATAATATTATTATTCATTTTATTAATCTTTATAAGCAAGTAAGGTTTATTAGTGTACATGCAGCTGGCATAGCTATTACCCCTGTAGATATTATTAAATACACAGCTATTCAAAAAAGAACTGATAAATTTGTAACAGCGTATGATTTATTAAATCTTGAAAGTATTAATGTAATTAAATTTGATATTTTAGGGTTAAAGACTGTATCAGAATTAAAAGAATTAGAGATTTTAACTAATGTAAAAGTAGATTATGAAGTCTTTAATAATTCTGATTTATTCCAGGAATTTGCTAAAGGTAATACTGATGGCATATTCCAATTTGAAAAGAATGCGGCTAAAAATATATTGCAAGGTATGAAGGCTGATTGTGTTGAAGACATTATTGCAGCAGAAGCATTAAATCGTCCTGGGCCATTATCTTTAAAGATGCCTCAAAAATATGCTGAGAATAAATCAAAAATGATTATGGATGATGCTAATCCATTCCTTAAATATACAAAAGAAACATATGGAACTATTGTCTATCAGGAACAAATTATGGCTATATGCCGTAATATAGGACTTATGGAATGGGGTGATATAGATAAGCTAATGAAATTATTAAAGGGTGGTTCTATTAGTGAAACGGTATTAGCTAAACGTAAAACTGAAGAGGATATATTAAGAAGCAAATTTGTTGCTGGGGCTTGTAAATCAGGGTATATAGAAAAAGATGCAGATGAATTATTTAATAGTATGGTTGTTTATTCTTTTAATAAAGGCCATGCAACAGGTTATGCTGTAATTAGTATATACCAAATGTTTTATAAATTATATTATTCTAAATATTTTTGGTTTATAAAAATAAAGCATGCACTTTTTGATGAGGATATATTAAAATATAAGGTTGATGCAGTATGTGAAGGAATAAAGATATTAACACCTCATATTAATTCATCATCAGATTATTCATTAATTAATAATACTATACGGGAAGGTTTATTAAGTATTAAAAATATAGGTAGTAAGGCAGCAGCAATAATAGAACAAGAACGTATAAAGAATGGTAAATATACATCATTAGAAAATTTTATGAATCGTGTTCCTAAGAATAAAATTAATAAGAGAATCATAGAAGCATTATTAGCTGCAGGAGCATTAGAATTTGATAAAGAAAAGTATTTTAATAGAATAGATGCATATAATTGTGAATTATATAATAAACGGAACGATTATAAAATAAAAAAATATTATTATAGATAAATAAATGAGAGGTACAAAGTATGGGGACAATGGCGGATGATGTAATTAAAGGATTATCAGAAAAGAAAATTAAAGGTATGATATTAACTACTGGTAATGATAAAAAATTAAAGAAAGAAAAAATTCCTTTTGGTATTGATTTACTAGATGATTTAACAAATGGCGGATTACCTTATGGCAGATTCACTTTAATATATGGGGAAGGATCAGTAGGCAAAACATTTCTTTGTTATAAATTATTTGCTATGGTTCAAAAACTTGGTAAGAAAATATTATATGTTTGTATTGATAAGACTTTTGAACCCGATTGGTGTGCTACTGTTGGTGTGGATGTTACTGATCTTCCTATATTAATTCCAGATTATGGGGAACAAGCATGGGATTATGTTCATAAAGCTATTGATAATGAAGTAGACCTTATTGTTATGGATAGTCTTGATGCTATTATTCCTACGGTTATTGATACATCTATGGAGAATGTATCATATGGTACTGAAATAGCTAAATGTAATACTAGAGGGATAAGACTTGCACAACAAAAGAATCATAATTCAGTATTAGTATTATTAAATCATATTAGAGAAGGTGTAGGAAGATTTGCAAGTAAGTCTATTCCAGGCGGTAAAGCTCAAGAAGATTTTGCATCTTTAATGATGTTTATATCAAGAGGTTCAGCAATTAAAGATGATAATGCTAAAAAGATTGGATTTACTCAAAGAATTACTCTTGAAAAAGATAAAGTTAGTGGTAAACAATTCCAAAGTTGTGAATTGCCTTTTATTTATGAAGGTGGTATGATAGATTCTATTGGCGGGTTAATAGAAATATGCCTTGAAAATAATATTATTCCTCATGATAGAGCATCATATTATTTATTTGGTGAAAAAATTCATGGGAAATTAAAATTACGAGAAGCACTTACAGGCAATACAGAAATTTGTGATAAATTACGGGCAGCATTACGTGGTGAAGTAGCAAAACTTGAGAAAGTAAATAAAGAAGAAGGAATAGTAGATGGACAACTTAACTTGGGATAAATATTTTTTAAATATAGCAGATGAAGTATCTAAAAAGTCTCACTGTTTATCACGAAACCTTGGATGTATAATAGTTAATAATAGAAGGATATTAAGTACAGGATATAATGGGCCACCATCTGGGATAATGCATTGTGAATGGCGTAATGATAGAGGGGAATGGGCCAAATTAAAGACTTTAAACGATTTTATTCATAGTGTATATAAACCGAAATTTGAATGTCCACGACAAAGGATGGGTTATAAATCCGGGGAAGGATTAGAATACTGTTCTGCTACTCACGCAGAAGCTAATGCAATAGTCTTTGCAGCAAGAAATGGTGTAAAAATTGATAATTCAGCAATATATATTAATTCTCAAATTATGCCCTGTAGGGAATGTGCTAAACTTATTATTAATGCCGGCATTAAAGAAGTTATTTTAAAAGGAGAACCTGTTATTTATAAACAAGTTGGTATTACTGGATATGATCTTCTAATAGAAGCCGGGGTAATAATAAGAGATGGTTCAAAATAATGGCGCATACTATACCTACTAGATTTACAAAAGGCCAAATGGATTTACAGAAATATATAGAAAGTAAAGGATTACAAACAATTCTAGAATATAAAGTAGAACCATTTATTTTAGATATTTTTCTCCCAGAACTTAATAAGGCAATAGAATATGATGGGAAACCTTTTCATGGTAAAAGAAGAGATGAAAAAAGAGATAAATATATATTAGAGGCTTATAAGATACAAATATTTCGTTATAAATCAGAAGAAGATAAAGAAGAATTAAATAAGTTTTTAGAGATAGAAGGAGAATAAATAATGGGAAGACCAGAGTATATAAGTAATTCACAAATAGGGACTATGTTGCATTGTCCTCGACAATGGGAATTTCGTTATATTAAAGGGTTAAAGATTAGACCATCAGGCGCACTTGTGCAAGGGTCATCTTATCATGAAGCATTAAAAGCTAATTTTGAAAATAAAATTAGAACAGGGGATGATTTACTTGCTAATGATTTGTTAGATGCATTCTCAACATCATGGGATAATAATACTAAAGCAGTAAAAGATGATGAAGACTTTAATGATATTATAGAAGAAAAAGTTAATTGGGAAGATAAAGACCCCGGTGAACTTAAAGATGAAACTATAAATGCATTAAAGGTATATCATTCTAAGATTGCACCTATGATACGTCCATTGGCAGTAGAACAAAGAAGGGATGTTAATATAGGCGATATTCATTTTATGGGGTTTATTGATTTAGAATTATTAGGAGAAACAGCAGATCATAAATTAAAAAGTCGTTCAATGTCACAAGATGATGCTAATAAAGAACTACAACCTTATTCATATGCATTATTAAATGGAAAACGTGAATTCACATTCCATGTAGCAGTAAAGAAGAAGGTACCTGAAATACAATTAGTTCATGTATCTAAGACTATTAATGATATTGAATGGTTTAAAAATCTTATTATTAATATTGATAAGCAAATTAATTCAGGGATATTCCCTCCAAATCCTTGCGGTTGGTGGTGCGGAGAAAAATGGTGTGGATATTTTTCACTTTGTCATAGTATAGGAGTATAAAGATGATAGTAGCAGGTATAGACTGTAGTACAAAAAAGATTGCAATATTTGTTATTGATAATGGAGAAAATGTTAGAGTTGAAATAGAATCAAATAATAAAGATACAAATATGCGTATTAATGAAATGTTTTTAAAAGTAAAAACTGCTATTAAAGTATTAAATCCTGATATGGTATTTGTAGAAAATTCTCCATATCTTCAGAATATCAAAGTGACATTAGCTATTCATTCAGTAGTTGACGCGGTAAGATTTGCCTGTGTACTTAATAATATTCCTGTACAAACGGTAGAAGTCACGAGTTGGAAAAAATCAATACTTGGTAATGGCAAAGTGCAAAAAGAAGCTATTATGGAATTTGCAAAAGCAAAATGGGGGGATTTAATTACAAATCAAGATCTCGCTGATGCTTCATGTATTTGTCAATATGGTTGGATAAGAATGACTAATGAATAATTAATATAATAATTATTTTTGCTATAAATGATATTAATATATACTTATAAAGTAATAAATAAATAATATCTTAGAGAGGAAATTAATGGCTAAATGGAGTAATAATGCTATTCCTATTTTGGAAGCAAGATATCTATTAAAAGATAAAAAAGGGGTTGTAATAGAGACACCAGACCAAATGCTTGAGCGTGTTGCAAAACATATATCAAATGCAGAGAAAACAAATGAATTAAAAAATTATTGGTATGATAAATTTATGAGTATTATGGATACTCTTGAATTTTTACCTAATAGTCCTACACTTATGAATTCAGGAAAAGAATTAGGACAATTGAGTGCTTGTCTTTCTGGGAATACTATTATTAGAACTTGTGCTGGTGATTTTACAATAAAAGAATTAGCAGAAAAATATAAAGATAAACCTAATGAAAAATTTGATGTTTTTTGTGCTGCATCTTTTTCAGAGTTAGGTATAGGAAAGGCTTTTAATCCTAGATTAACAAGAAAAAATGAAGAAGTATTCTTAATTAAATTTGATGACGGGAGTGAATTAAAAGCTACAAAAGATCATCTTATTATGCATAGAAATGGTAAATTTAGTAGAGTAGATGAATTATCTGTAGGTCAATCAATAATGCCTCTTAATTATGATTATAATCATAAAGTCGTATCTATAGAATATTGCGGTAGAGAAGATGTATATGATTTATCAGTAGATAAATATCATAATTTTGCTGCAAATAATATTTTTGTTCATAATTGTTTTCTTCTCCCGATGGAGGATAATTTATCTAATATTTTTGAACAAGTGAAACAAACAGCGCTTATACATAAAAGTGGAGGGGGTACCGGGCTTTTATTCTCTAATATAAGACCAGCAAATAGTATGGTCGCAAGTACATCCGGTGTTGCTTCTGGCCCAGTATCATTTATGAGAGTATTTGATACTGCTACTGATGTAGTTAAGCAAGGTGGTGTTCGCCGTGGAGCAAATATGGGTATTCTTCATTGTTCTCATCCAGATATTTTTAATTTTATAAGATGTAAGGAAGATATTTCTCAATTTAGTAATTTTAATATGAGTGTAGGAATTACTGATAATTTCTTAAAAGCAGTAAAGCAAAGGAATGGATATCCTTTAATTAATCCTAGGACTAAAGAAAAGATATATATTAAAGCTGAAAGATTATGGGAGGCTATATGCACCCAAGCTTGGAAGACTGGAGAACCCGGACTTATATTCTTAGACTCTATTAATGCTAAAAATCCTACTCCATGGCTTGGGAATATTGAAGGAACTAACCCTTGTTTATCGGGAGATACTTTAATTGCAATTGCAGATGGGAGAGGTGCAATATCAATTAAACAATTAGCAGAAGAAGGAAAAGATGTTCCTGTATATTGTAGTGATAATGGAAAAACAAAAATTAGAATATTAAGAAATCCAAGAGTTACAGGATATTCACAAAAAATATATAAGATTACTTTAGATGATGGTAATAGCTTAAGAGTTACTGGAAATCATAAATTTATTCTTTCAGATGGAACTAAAAAAGAAGCAGAGAAATTACAAAATGGAGATAGTTTAAATATTTTAATTAAGAAAAAAGCTAAATTTAACGAAATTTTAGCGCATTCAAATAGCATTTCTCAAGATTATATATGGATAAAAAATAGCAATGAAAAAACTTTTAATTTAGAGCATAGATTAATTGCTAATTATGGTTTTGGAAAAATAGGCTATAAATCAATTGTTCATCATAAAGATAGGAATGGTCTTAATAACGCTCTAGAAAATCTTGATTTAGCTATTAAAGAACGATCTCAACAAAAGTTAGAAGAATGTAAAAATAAAACAGATTTAAGATGTTATTTGAATAATAATATTGTAATGGTTGAGAAAAAATGTGAGAGATGTGGCATTAATTTTTCAGTAAAATGGGCAAAAAGAGAAGTTTCTTATTGTAGCCATAAATGCTGGAATAATAAACTTGCTGAACAACGTAAAGGTATTCCAAAAGAATTATTTGTATATTCAAATCATAAAGTAATTTATGTTACGGAAGATGGATATGAAGATGTTTATAATGGTACAGTCGATGATTTCCATAATTATTATATAGGCGGTTTTGAAAATGGGAAAGAACAGATATTTATAAATACAATGCAATGTGGAGAGCAACCTCTTTTACCATATGAAAGTTGTAATTTAGGGTCTATTGATATAGCAAAATTTATAAAAGGGAATAAAATTGATTGGGATAAATTAGCAGTAGTGGTAGCTATTGCAGCTAGATTTCTTGATGATGTTATTGATGTAAATAAGTTCCCTACTATTAAAATTGAACGTAAAACAAAAATGACTCGAAAAGTAGGTTTAGGAATTATGGGTTGGGCTGATGCTCTTATCGAAATGGGTATTAGATATGACTCAGAAGAAGCCATAAAACTTGCTAAAAGGCTTATGATGAATATTAGAGAAGTTGCTCATATGACTTCAAGAGATTTAGGCAAAGAAAAAGGTTTAGGGGCATTAGAGCAATTAAAAAGACGTAATGCAACCCTCACCACAATCGCCCCGACCGGTACCCTCTCTGTATTAGCTAATACATCTAGTAGTATTGAGCCATTATTTGCTAGAGAATATACAAAGACTGTGCTGAATGGAGTAAAATTGGATCTTAGTAAAAAATATACTGAAGAACAGGAAATGGCTGTAGTCACTTCTCATGAATTAACAATTGAACAGCATATTAATATGCAAGCAGCATTTCAGCAATATACAGATAATGCAGTAAGTAAGACTATTAATCTTCATAATAATGCAACTTTAGAGCATATTAATGATGCATATCTTCTTGCTCATTCTTTAGGTTGTAAAGGAATTACAGTATATCGTGATGGTAGTAGAGATGCACCATTAAAAGCCACTAATGATGGGCATCTTAGTGAATGTGATGGGGGAAAATGTAGTATTTAGTTTACTTGCATTCTAATAAATAGTGTATAATATAAATATATAAAGGAGTTACTAATTGAAAGATCTTGAATTAGATGTAAAGCTTAAATTTGAATTTAAAGATTATATCTCTGGTAAAAATGGTGAAGTTGAAATATGTGATGAAATATTTGGGAATGAGATATCATACTTTAGAGCACAAGTTAAATATGCTATATATTATGGGCATAAAGATATCAAATTGAATATTTCATCTCCTGGTGGTGAAGTATATGGTGGTTTAGCTATTATTCGTGCAATGAAAGAATTTCAAAAACAGGGTATTAGATTTATTGGAAATGTTCAAGGCTATGCAATGTCTATAGCTTTTATGATTTTACAATGTTGTGATGAACGAATAATGGGTAAATATGATGTACTTATGTGCCATGGAGCATCAGGATTTTCTATTGGTGATAAGAAAGATATTGATTCACAGAAAAAGATTATGGATAAGTTCCAAGTAGATTTTTCTGAAATTATTGCAATTGAGAATACTTCAGAAGATCCTATTCATCATACAAAAGAATTTTGGGCATCAATTCTTGATGAAAGCACCCCACAATATTATGATTGTAAAGAAGCATTAGAATTAGGTTTAATTGATAGGATAGAGGAGTAAATATGAAATTTGAAAGAGTAATGGTTAAAAGTAAAATTACTAATTTGCAAATAAATGATTTTGGTGCTGAATATGGCAGTATTAAAATAGATAGTGCTCTATTACAAAAAGCTAGTATTGCTATAGGCGAAATTGTAAAAGTATATAATAATTCTACTAGTGAATATTTTGAAGCTTTTGTAACTCAAGGAAAACCTAATGAAGTATCTTTAGGATGTGGCAAATATACTGAACTTGGTAATGAATTAACAATAATATCATATATGAATGTTGAAGATGATAGTGTTAATGATTGGTATGATCTTATGTTCCCTATTAAAGTTATAGCGGAGGACAAGTAATGCCTAAAGTATTTTGCAATGATATAAAATGTCTTTGGTGGAAAAAACTTGAAGAAAAACATATTATTGAATTTTGTAAAGATTACAAACCTATTGGGGAAGATGATGGATATTTTGGGGAATGTATTCGTAAAGAAATTGCTATTGAACCTAGAAATATTTGTGGTGGGATAATAGATTATAATTTAGCAGAATGTCGTACAAGATCCGATAAATCATTAGGACATATTGATTTTACAAAGATGCAGCCTATATCAATTCCAGAAAAAGATATGAAGAATGTAAAGACAAAAAGGAAACTATAAATGGGTAAATCTCCAAATACTTCTGGTAAAAAATTTATGTTATGGCCTGAAGAAGTAAAGCTTATAGCGGAAAAAATGTTTTATAAAGGCGTTTGTTCTCGAGAAATAGCAGAAGAAATATCTAAACTTGTAGGCCGTAATGCTAGCCAAACATTAGTAAATACGTGGATTATTTCACGAGGTTGGGCTGAAAAGCGTACTGCAATGATAGAAAAAGCTAGTAATATTATAGAATCAGATGCAGAACATTCTATCATTAATAGAATTGAACAACATAAAAATGTATATCGTGAAATGATTGATAAAGGTGTTGAAGGATTACGGGATGATACATTAATAATTGATAAAATTACAGATGCAGCCGGTCTTATAGATATAGGCGTTAAAGGTGAAAGGCAAGCAATTACAGGATTAGTATCATTTAAATTTATTCAAAAAATAATGAAAATATTAGCAGAAGAGATAACGGATGATGAAGTTAAAGGAAGAATCGCAAGGAGGTTACATGATGAAGCCTCGGAAATCTTATCAGTGCGAAACAGTAATAGCACAATGTAGTACATGCAAATCAATGTACTTTTTAGATATTATTAATGGAAGACTTGAAAAAGATTCTACAATGACCCAAATTGAAAATACTAATAAATATAAACATAAATGCGGGACAATGATAAAGTTCTTTAAATGGAATAAAAATAGTGGATAATAATAGTAAAAAACTATTATCTTTAGAAGATGCATTAAAAGCTGCTGGTGATTTATTAGTAGTATCTTCTAAAAAACAAATTGCAGAGCAAGTAGTTCCTATTACAGATGAAAAAAGAATATATTATAGGACTCACCCAGTAGAATTTTGTAGAGAAATATTAAATTCTGATCCTTATGAAAAACAGCAAGAAATTCTATGTTCATTAAGAGATAATGAAAGGACTACTGTAAGAAGTGCTCATGGTATGGGTAAATCTTGGATTGCTGGTGCGGCAGTACATTGGTTTATTAATTCATATATGCCTTCAACAGTAATTACTACAGCACCAACAGGGCGCCAAGTTCGTGGTATTCTTTGGAAAGAAATTGCAGCTCAATATTATGCAGCTAAAGTTAATCTTGGCGGGAGAATGCTTACCCAGCAATTAATAATGTCAACTGAAAAAAAATGGTTTGCTGAAGGTTTTACTACAGATGAAACATCATTAGATAGATTCCAAGGCTTTCATAATGATTATATATTAGTAATTGTAGATGAAGCCGCTGGTGTTGGTTCAAAAATTTTTGAAGCTATTGAAGGTCTTTTATCCTCAGGTTATATAGTACGCTTATTATTAATAGGAAATCCTACAGATGAACAAACAGATTTTGGAAGATCATTTAAGTCAAAATTTTATAAATCGTTTCATGTTTCTGTATTTGATTCTCCTAATTTTACTAAATTTGGAATAACACTTGAAGATTTTATAAATAATACATGGCAACAAAAAATAACTGATAAATTACCTCGCCAATATTTATCAAATCCTTATTGGGCATATCAAAAATTTATTACATGGGGTATGGATAATCCATTATTTAGAGTAAAAGTACTTGGAGAATTTCCTTTAGTTGGTGATAATCAGTTTGTTCCATTATCTTGGGTTGAAAGAGCAATGGAAAAAGAAGATGCAGAAAGAGGCAAAAAAATATTAGCTGTTGATGTAGCTAATCAAGGTGAAGATTCTTCTGTATTATGTATTCGTGATGGTAATATTATAGAACCATTAAAAGAATGGCAACATAAAGATACAATGGAAACCGCCGGCATAGTTAAAAATGAAATAGATAAAATAAAACCTGATGCTGTTAATATAGATTATATTGGTGTTGGTAATGGAGTATGTGACCGTTTAAAAGAATTAGGTTATGATATTAATGCTATTATTGCTGGCGCAACTGCTCATGATCCAGAACATTATTTTAATTTGCGTTCAGAAATGTATTGGAATGTTCGTAATGCATTAGAAAAGAATGAAATTAAATTACCTGAAGATAATGATTTAGCTGCAGAAATTACTGGTATACAATTTGAATTTACATCAAAAGGTCAATTTAAAGTAGAGCCTAAAAAAGACACTAAAGAACGTATTGGTAGGAGTCCTGATAAGTTTGATGCAGTAGCTATGTCATTTGCAGGCAAAGGCTCTAATATAGTAAGTTATGGGTCTTTAAATTCTATATTTTCAGATCGTCCTAGTGAAAGTAACACATATATACAAGTTTCTAATTCATTAGAAGAAGCATTTGATCTTATAGATATGAAAAATAGGAAATTACCAATTCCTAATAATTTTGATTATAATAAGAATAATAGAGTATGTGTATCATGTGGGTATAAAGAAGGGTTAGTATATAGTAAAAATAATAGTTTAGTTAACCCCGGAGAAGAAACTAAAATAAAATGCCTTATTTGTGGGGCAGTAATGGAGAAGGAATGAATACATTATCAAATGACTTTGGGAAATTAGATAAATATCAAATAACTTTTAATAAGATTACAGGAACATGGAGAATCTTAGATATTCAAAATGAATCTATTAAGAAAATCCAGAATTTTGATTTAGAAGGAGTTGATATTGATATTCCTGATGATAGTCCAGCAGTTACTATTCTTACAGATGCAATGTTCTCTAAATTAATTGCTACAGCCATTAAAGAGGGTGTTCTTGATGAAAGTGTAGTAGGATTAGGTAAAGGATCTAGTTCTGATAATAAATTAGAAATAGAATCATTAAAGCATGATATTGAAAATTATCAAGAAATGTATAATGAACAAACTAATAAAATGAGAGATCTTGAAAAATATAATAATACTTTACGAGAAGAGATACAAAAAAATTCAGGAACAGAAAGTTATAAATTAAAATCTCAGATTATTAATACATTATCTAAATTAGCTGTAGCGGAGAATATTAATGAAATTGAAAGAATATCTCGGTGATAATAATTTATTATTGGCGCATGATAGAGAAGACGAAATTATAGGATTTCTCAATTTTCTATCTAAATCTGGTGCAAATCAGGGAGATACTGGTAGAGGTATTTCAACTGGTATTGATACTATTGTTAATTCCTGGGTTAAACAACAATTTGCATATAAAGAGCAATTAACAGAAGATCTTATTACTATTGCTAAGACTGTATCTGAAGTAGCAGCCCCCATATTACATCTTAGAAATGAAGTATTTAGGCGTGGTATTACTATTGAAAAGAAATTTGCTAAAAAATGTGAAGAATGCGGGAAAGAATTCCAAAATTCTATTAAAAAATGCGATGCTTGTGAAAGTACTCATTTAAGAGAACCCGAAGAATCTCAAACAGAAGAACTTAAAAAATTTATTAAAGAATCAAATATCCTTGGCGAAAATCTTGAAAATATTTTAAAACAATTTCATTTTTCAGTAAATGCAGTTGATGATGCATATCTTTATATACGCAAAGAATATCTAGGAACTGGTGAAAAAGATAAAAATGGAAAAGAAATTATAAGATCAAAGCCTATAGAAATACGCCATTTAAGACCTTCTGGTATGGATTATGATCTTGATACTTCTGGGTATCCAGAGAATTCACATTGGCTTTGTGTATTCCATCGTTCGGAAGCAGTATCTGATACTCCTGGCAAATGTGAAAAATGTGGAAGAGACTTATCTCCCGCTATGTATCGTTTTAAATTTCGTGGCAAATTTCATTATTTTTTAAGAAATGAAGTATTTCATAAGTCTAAATTTTTCCCTTCAGAAACTACAGGGTTTTCTCCTATATTAACTATATTCGAAAAAGCACTTTCAATTATAGGGATGGACAAAACAGTATATAGGTATTTCTTTGAAAGAAAAATACCTGCTAGTATGCTAATGATTGGTACAGATGATACAGATTCAATAAGAAGATTGCGTGCTGATGTAGTATCACAATTAAAAGCTGATCCTGAACATATTCCTATTGTAGGTTATTCTTCAAGACAAAATATGCGCGGTAAAGTAGACTTAGTTAGATTATTTCATAATCTTCAAGAAATGGATTATATGCCAGTAAGAACTGAAATTCGTGAAAGGATTGCAGCTTTATGGGGTCTTCCGCCTATGTGGCAATCTGAACAGACAGGTATAGGTGGTCTTTCCGGTCAATCTCAACAAATGACACAATTTTCTAGAGTTGTAGAATCAGACCAAAGAATCTTTAATGAAAATGTGTTTCCTTTTATTATGGACGCATTTGGTATTATTGATTGGAAAATGGTAGTACAGCAGCCAGAAGAAAAAGCTGAATCAACTAGAATTCTATTTGCCCAGCAAAGAACGATGGTTGCTACACAACTTAAATCACTTGGCTTTAAAATTGAAATAAAAGAAGCTACAGATACAATTGATGATATTGATTATATTATATCAGGTGAACTAGATCAAATGCAGCAACAAATGATGGCTGGTGGAATGCCTAATGGGATGCCTGGCGGAGTTCCTCAAGCTGATGGCGGCCAACCTCCAACTGGTGGAGAAAAAGTACTAGGAAATGCAGAAAACCCAACAACAAATCTTACTGATGAAGAACAAAATATGTTTAAATCATTTGTTAATAAATCTTGGGGAGAACAGTTAATTTCTAAAGGTTATAAAGTAGATAATGTAAATAATATTTATAATATAAATGATTCAATTGCATTATCTTTTATCAGTAAAAATGAAGAATATTCTGCAATATTTAGTAGAAATAATATGTTATTAGATGTTTTTAAAATGTCACCTCTTATTAAAAAGAATATTCCTAAAAAAATAAAGAATAATAAAAATACTGAATTATCCGAAGAAGAAGATAATGAGTAATTTAGAATTTCTTAAAAAATGGGTAACTGAACAAGAAGCAGACCCAATTAGGACATATATAAGTAGTGAAAGTGAAGCTCCTAAGGGGGTTAAAGTAAAGAGAGGAAGTAAAGGAGGGTTATATTATGTACCTACTGGTAAAGAAGGTACAAAAGATGAAGAAAAGAAAAATGAAGGAGGAAAAGAAGAGCAAGAACAATTCCAAGGAGAAATTTCTGTAGAATCGGCAGAAGAAGAATTAAAACAATTATCAGATAGAGTAAAAACTAATTCAATGCAATTATTCTCTAATTTACCTTCTAAACATTGGAATGGAGTAAGGATTATATTAACTTCAACACCTTCTAAAATTGGTGATTTAGCTGAATATAATGAAATGACAGATTCTATATTCCTTACAAAAGCATCTGGGAATATTACTTCTGAACAAATAGCAGAATATTATTCCTCAGAATTTCCTGGAATATCTTCTCCTTGGAGAATAATGATGCTTCATGAGGTAGGGCATAGAGTTGCTTCTAATTTTATGTCTGAATGGAAACAACTTAATCATGATAAGCCGGCAATTACTAAATATGGTGATACAGACTTAGATGAAAGATTTGCAGAAAGTTATTTATATTATATTCAAGATCCATTATCTTTATTAATACAAGATGAAGAAACTTATCAATTTATGAAATCAAAAGTATTCAATGGTACAGAATATGAAGCACCATTAATTAAAGCTAATAATAAAAATAATGAAAGACCTTCAGGCAGCCATTGGATTGATATGAATAAAACATCAATAGCTAACTTAATGACAGATGATTTATTAATGAAAAGTTTTGGTGTAGGAATTGGTGGGAATGTAGGTATATTTACCCCAACTTTTGGTGGTTCTGATATATTAACGAATAAAAAGAAAAGGAGAAAATAAATTGCCTATTCCAAGAAAAGATACTAAAGAATTTGAACAAGAAAAGGAATTTTTTGAAGATGCTACTGTAGAACAAATAAAAGATAGGGCTAAAGAATTAAAAATTTTATATACTTCATATTTAAGAATGATGCGTTTAGCTGGTGCGCATAGAAGAGATAAAAAAATAGAATATCCTAAAAGTAAAACAATAGAGAATATGGAACAGAAAAATGATGAACAATTAATTGTTAATCTTCCAAAAATTAATTTGCTTACCCCTAAAAAATATACTCATACTGAAGATGAAGAAATTGCAGTATTAATTACAAGTGATGGTCATGCTGGTAAAGTTACAAAATCTTTTAATCAAGAAATTTATAAAAATAGAATGCATGAATTATTCGAAACTACTATGAGGATAGTTAATCTTCATAGAAAAATGTATAAAATTAATAAATTACATATTCTAAACTTAGGTGATAATGTTCAAGGTGAAAATCCATTTCAAGGTTCTAAAATAGGTACTACAGAAATGGGTGGTAGAGATCAAGTAACAAAGCTTGCAGCTCCTACATGGAATAATATAATATGTTCATTCGCACAAGAATTTACAGAAGTAGAATTTGATGGTTTTAAAGGTAATCATGGTAAAGATAAATTAGCTCCAGAGACTTCTAGTTATGATTTATTATTATATGATATAATTAAAGCAGGATTAAATACATACCCTAGAATTAAAATTAATATCCATGAAGACTTTGGGGATATTGTAATGATTAATGGTTTTAGATTTTTTTGCTTTCATGGCGATAGTATAAAATGCTCTCAGGGTGTTCCATATTTTGCACTTGATAAAAAGTTAAAATCTTGGTATATTCAATTTAATGGCTTTGATTATGCGGCTAGTGGCCATTTTCATAAAAGACACTGTGATGAAATAGCCTCAAAATTTGAGTATTTTATGTGTGGGACATTAGTCAGTGATGATGATTGGGCACTTTCTACACTTGGTATATCATCTAACCCTAGCCAATGGATTATTGGAGTGAACGTACATAAAGGCGTAACTTGGAGATATCCAATAACTATTAAATAATAAATGAGGAGATAATTGTGAATAATCATTTGCATAAAAAAGAAACTTGCAAGCACTTTAATGTAAAATATTGTGATATATGTGATGTTGTATATTGTATTGATTGTGGGTATGAATGGTTTAAAAAATGTGAATTAAGTCATTATTATCATTGGAATACATGCCCTTATATTACTACAATTGCTAGTCCTAATATAACATATACTACAAGTATTATTTGTAGCCATAAATAAAAAAAATAAAAGGAGATAGAGGTAAAATTAAATGGGTAAGTATGTTAATTGCAAAATTTGTGGGGCATTAATCTCTATGAGAGTAATAAGTGGCTCTAATGAAGACTTTATTTGTGATTCATGCCATAAAATGGATGATATGCCATCAATTGAAGAAAAAGAAATTAAGAAAACTAAAAAGAATAAAAAATCACAGGAAGAATAATGGTTCAGATCAATGAATTAGTTAAATCAATTAATGAAGGATTAGCTAATAATACTAGAAGGATATTTGATATTTCTAAAAATATAGCTCTTAGATATTCTATATATCTTAAAGGTACATTTACTGCTAATAATAATGGTGGTGGAGATATTGAATATCCTTCATATTATATTGTTTATGGTAATTTTACTAAGCACGTATATGGTTATACAAAAAGTGATGGAACTCGTGTAAAACCTTATACTAAAAAAGTAAATACAAAACATGAACATACTGATCCTGCAGTATTACGAGAAGCTGCAAGGGCAGGACTTAAAAAATTAAAGTATGATATTGGTGATAAATTAAAAAAATATGGGAGAGTAGAAATTACTTAAAGGAGCATAAAGTGATAGATAGAAAGCCTATTATTAGTACAAAAGATTCTATTATAAAAGATGAAATGAAATGGTTTGTTGGAAGGATGTTAGATTATATTGATATAACAATGGATTCTGCATCTAATGATAGATATTCAAAAAAAGAAAGACTTAAAAAGATGTTTGAAACAGAAATATATGGCACTAGAGATTTAATGTTTAATATGTCATCTGAAAAAGTAATACAAAAAATAAATGAAATATTTGAATTAATGTCTAGTGAATTAAATAGACTTATTAATCTTGCATTAGTAGATAAAACACAAAGAGAAGAATTTATAACTTGTATTGCAGAAAAATCTGATGAAACTAAAGAAAAGATTAAAAATAGTTTAGGAGAAAATGGTGCAAAATAATAATAGATCAAGAATAGATAAGAATTTTTTATCAGAAATAAGAAAAATAAATAATCAAGATATTCAGCAATTTACTATTAATACATTATTACGCGCACCTGAATATTTTTGGAATATAGCATCTTCAAGTTCTGGCAAATATCATCCTGCTGATGAAAATTGTGCCGGGGGATTAGTAATCCATATTAAAAAAGCATTTAAAGTAGGAGAAGATCTTTGTAGAGAATTTAATATATCAGGTGATGATAGAGATTGTATATTATCAGCACTATTATTGCATGATATAACTCATCATGGTTATCCTAATGATCTTGGATATTGTATACATGGCCATGGATGTGCATTTTATACTATGTTCTCTGGTAAAGAAGAATTTGAATATATTTCAAATAATAAAAATTTTAAGAAAATAGCAAAACTTATAGTTACTCATATGAGCCATTGGGATTTTCCATTTGAAAATGGGGTAGAGACTGGGGATATATTGCAAATTATAGTTCAATCTAGTGATTATATAGCTTCTAGATCATATATTAATATAAATATTAAAGAATAGTAGAAAGGAGAAAAGAATTATGGAATATTTTCAAAGGCCTGATAATATTAAAAAGAATGAATTAATGGGACCTCATGAACTATTACTCAGAAAGAATAGATCATTATTTCTTTATGGAATAATTGCACCTGTAATGCTTCGTTCAGATGCATATAGTTCTATGTATACTCAAGATATGATTCTTGCACTTGATGCTCAAGAACATGCACCTATAAAATTATATATTGATTCCCCTGGCGGTTATGTATCTAGTGGTTTCACATTATTTGATACTATGAGAGAAGTATCGAAAATTGGTTCAGAGATACATACATATGGTAGAAGTTGCCAATCTATGGCAGTGCTCATATTAGCTGCAGGTACAAAAGGACATAGATATGTATATAAGAATACTAGAATAATGTTACATTTGCCGTCAGGCAATGCTGAGGGTGATTCAGATGATATTGCATTGCAATCTAAAGAAATTAATAAAAATAAATCATTATTAATTGATAATTTAATAGAATGTGGTGCAACTAAAAGTAGTAAGCAAATATTAAAAGATATAAATAAGGAATATTGGATGGGGGCGGAAGAAGCTATAGATTATGGTATTGCTGATAAAATAGTATAATATAAGTATATATAAGGAGATAAAGGAATGGATTATAAAATTTCTAGTTCATCTTGTATTGTAAAAGATATAATAGAAATGGAAGTAATATCTCCTAGCAATAAACGATTAAACTTAAAATTTGACCGGAATAATAAAGAAAATAGTGAAATAGCTCATAATGCATTAAAAGAATTTATGAAGAATTGTAATGAAGAAGAAAAGTATAAGACATTGATGATTATTACATAAATATAATATTTATATAATTGGTGGGTTCATAATAAAAATAATGGGGGATAATTAATATGTTACAAGAACCAGAAGATACTAAATATAAAGCACTTAATAAATATAAAGACTTTATAAATAATAAAGATTCTTCAGAAATTAAGAGTAATAAACAAGGTATTAATACAGACAATACTAAAGAAATAAATAATAGAATGAATGATGCATCAGCTTATATGAAGAAAGATATAGAAGATATTCATATAAATAATAATATAGAAGATAAAGATATAGAAGAAAATGCTTATATAAAGAAAGAGGGGAATAATATACAGATAAAAGGTGTATCTGATAATGATTTAAAATTACAGATTATTCGTAAAGCAATGGAGATGCCAAAAGATACTAATTTCATATTTACTGGTCATGTATCTGAGGAAGGATACTTTGTATTAAGTAAAGATACCCAAATGGAAATCCCTCTCCAAGAATTTCAAAAACTCTACGATTTAGGGGATTCTTCACCATTTATTTATCAATCAATAAATAATCAATCAAGTGATAATAATAGTGATAATTTATTAAAGGGTCGTCCTAAACTATTCCAAGATCGTCCTGGCTTTGAAAGAAAATATGTAACGGCTAGAGTTCCTGCACCAAAAGGAGCAGCAATTGAAACATCTCCTAATGGAAAGCAATTTTATTGGAAACCATTAAATATGAATACTCCAGGGAACATAGGAAGAGCAGAAGCGAAATCAAAAGGGGAGAAATATGTACCAACATATGATTCTCCTCAAAGCAGAAAGAAAGCTAATGTAACATTTGAAAGAGAAGAAGAAGAGGATATGAATGCTGTTCATGCAGGAGATCCTGCTGGTATGACAGATCAAAATGAAGCTGAAGGAATGCAAAATCAAGAACTTGAACAAGGCCCAAATGCATGGATGCAAGAGCATGGAGTAACAGTTAGTGAATTAGATGATACTGGGTATTCACCTATTACAAGATATTCAACAAAGGATAAGAAATTCTTTATAGATATTAATGAAGGATTAAAAGGAGCATATGTAAAAGAGAATGGTAAAGTCGTAGGTAAATATAAAGATTATGCGGAAGCATTAAATCATGTAAAGGATCGATTTAGTAAGTTACCTAGTAATAAATAAATGATTAGTAAGTAATAAATGATGGATAAGTAATTGATAAGTAAATGATTAATAATTGATAAATGATTAATAATTGATAAATAATATGTTCCCCGGTCAAAAACAACTTATTGATAAATTGATATCGGGGCATCATACATTGATAAATAAAAAGTATCACCCCCGGGGAAAAGCGAATATATAAATATTATATAAATAATAAATAAATAATTAATAATGGATAAATAATTAATAATTGATAAATAATTAATAATGGATAAATAATGGGAGTATATAATGGGAGAGGAAAATGGGAGTATATATAATATGCAAGAAATGCAAAGAGAGGATCCATATATCGGAGATGATACCAACGAAAGACAAAGCATCACAAATATTCAAATGCCCATATTGCCAGGAACCTGTGAAGATACAATAATAGTAAAAGATAAAGAAAAGGATATAGTAGTAGAAGATAAAGAAGAAGATATAGCAATAGAAGAAGAATATATAAAGGGACAAACTGAGCCAGACATCATTCAAGGGTTTAATCCTGATAGATGCTTGATGCATAATATGTTCTGTAAATTCATAATATATAATGATGTATTAATGGGAAGTAATCCCTGGCAATGTATCCGTAAATCAGAATGTGAGTATAAATATCTCCCCGAGGAAGGGGAGGGAGATAAAAGGAATAAGGATACAGCATACTTATTAAAGATCTTGGAACTCTCAAGAAATGAATTAAGGAAGACAGCTACGGGGAATAAATTATTAATAAGTAGTTCATTTGAATATCAGAAAGAAAGGTGGGAAGCAAAGAGAGGAATGACCTTAGAAGAGATAGCAGAACATGATACTAATAAGTATAGAATGAAGATAGAGGAAGAAGAGAAGGAAGGGGAGAAAGAAGAAGAGACATCATTTTTATGAGAATAATGCCCCTATGAAAAATATATAAATTATTCATCTATGAATATTGAGGTAGTCAACTAATAAATAATAAATTAATAACTAAATGAATATGCCACTTAAAAAAATATATAAATTATTCATGCATAAATATGTAGGTAGTCTATTAATAAATAATCTATTAATAAATAATCTATTAATAAATAATCAACAAAAAAAATTGATAAATAATAAATTTCTAGAACAAAAATAATATAATTAACTCATATTATTAATAGTTGGACAAAATTCTGATTATTAAAAATTATCCAAAATACATGGTATTTACTTTTGAAAAAAACATGATACAATAAAACTAAGGCGAAGAAGAAGAAAGTGATGTGCTTATCAAAAAATGATTTAATGTATTTATTATTATATATCTTTTGAGCCTAGCAATACACACATATATATATAATAAGGGGGGAAAGATATTCTATTAATCTATAGATATTCTTTCTCCCCCACATTATTTCTCTACATTAATTATTTATTCATTTACTATTATAAGGTTACCTACTCTTTATCCTCCTATTATTAATTATTTATTACTTATTAATTATCCTTCCCAGGCTTCATTGGGAATATTCTCGATTATATCATTAATCGTGTCTAATTTCATATCAGTGTTATCTATACTATCAGATGAAATACCATGAAGATCAATAGTATATAAAATACTCTTCGGACCGACTAATATTAATGTATATCCCTCCTTTATATACTTCATATTACCTGTCCTTCTTCTTTTTCTTTTATTGCAGTCAGCCATATGTTTTGTACCTCATAATATTTATTAGTTATTTGCTAGAGGACTGAAATTTTTAAGGCTTTTGTCTATTATTAATAGATGGGCACTCCTTTTGTTGATACCCTGCACACCTCTAGCAAATTATCTATAAAGGATGTACCGCTAATCCTTTATATACTATTTATATGTAATAAATTAATTACATATATTTTCTTTTAAATTCCTCTGCATTCGCCATACATTTTACAAGACTATTAATGAATGCGTTTATATCATTAGCAGCTGTATCATTAATAGCTGCTGCATTATTACATGCTCCTGTATGAACACCTGTGAAGTTACTTAGAGGTTGCATATAACCAGACGCAAGAGTCATAACACTGCCATTGCTCATCTTAACCTTGGCCCTGGCAGAAGATGTACCTTTATCAAGAGCTCGAGAAATAACACCGGTGGATCCTTTATACTTGCCAAAGACAATCATTACTTCTGCCCCTTTCTTCAAATCTGCTTTCTTCATTTGTTTGTTTGTAACTCCTTATTTATTTATTTATTGCTTATTAATTACTTAATTATTATATTATTATTATATTACCAATGAATAAACAGCAAAAATATTATTCTATTTAAAGTATCCTCTCTTACTCAACGCCCTCCATAATATTAATAGATAAATAAATGGCCATACTATGAGACTAGTAGGTAAAGTTGTTAATGATAAGATCCCAAAGATTATTAACCACGGAAGAGTAGCCATAATAGCTTTCTTAAGAATTGCTGGATTATTATTTGTTTCTACATAAAAGCTTTTTGAGTTAGGATTAATATGAACAATATCATTTGATGATTTCTTTTCTTCGTATACCTCCTCAGGAATAACTATTTTCCTTTCTACATTATTTGAGAATAACTCACTGTCACAACGTTCAATGATTAACCACCCATCATTAGTCTTTGCTACTACATTGACTTTAATCTCCTTATTCTTATCTTTATATAACATCTTTATTGCCTATCCCCCCTATACCATAATCATCTAATAAATCATAAGGTAATCTTTCCCAGCAAAGAGGACATACAAAATTTGAATCATTAGCATCTCCAGTTTCTGTATCTTCATATATTAATTTCTTATTCTTTTTATCAATCTTAAAGTATTCTTCTGTCACACCACCACTTGTTTCCCAAACAACTTCTTTTAATTCTTTCTTACAATGAGGGCACTTCATTTCCACGTCTCCTTACTATTTATTTATCAATTATTTATTTACTATATTATTATTATATTATTAAGGGGTAAAAAGCAAAAGAAATTATTTTATTCTTTTCACTACAGCAATTTTATTATTAGTATGATAATACTCATATAATATATTGCCACCACCCTTCTTATTCAAGTAATATATTCCCATACCTAAGCTGCAAGCGGGTTTCGTATTAGGTATTCCTACTGTACATTGTACATCATCATGGCATAGACTTATTATTTCCCCTACTGCCATGTCCTTTACTATCTGTAGGCTCCTAGAAGCCTTCCTGCCACGCATATGCAGTCTATTGCTATCCCATACTACTGTTGCATCATTTATAGGCATTTTATTAATCCCCTTATTATTTATTAATTATTTATTTATACTTAATTACGTTGTAAGAAATTTCAGGCAATTTATTATTTGTTTTTATGAGGTACCCTGCACTGGATCCAGGGGAGACTAATTCTTTTGTGGAGATATAACCATTGGCATCAGCTATATAATTTGTTTTAGTGATTGCTGTGGTATCATCATTAATATTATATGAGTCATACTTATCCCCAATGCCTAGTGCAAATTTAAGGCCGGCTATCTTCCCTTCATTAAATTGAAGGTCTTCCTCCATCTTCTTGATAACTCTCTCATCTAGCTTATCATCTTTTGCAATCTTATCATATAATCCATCGACTATACCTTCAATGCGGTATATCTCTTTCCTTATATCTTGCAGACTTACCCATGATTCTCCAGGGAATGGATGTCTAAAGTCATCATTATTATTCAACATTACTTTTCTCCTGTACTATATCATTAATTACAAATGTTATTATTTTACCACTCTTTAATTTCATGATTATCCAAGGATACCCAGGGGATGCTGCTACATCTTCGTCAGTGTATCCTAATCTGAAGGAGAGTATATCATCTCCAGTTAAGTCATAAGATGTAGAGCATTCACCTTGGAAATATTTTGCATTATCTAATTGCTTGCCGGTTCCATCATACTTCTCGAATATCTCGCTATACATATTATCCTCACTTATCTATTCTTTATATTATTATTATACTATTAATTTATAAATAGCAAAAACTAATAGCAACCATCGTACATACCATATCCATAAGTTTGTTTCCAATCATGCGCAGCACCATAAGCAGGAGCATAAGTCTTATTATGCTTTGGAATGAATGACTGAGTCTTGGGAGCGACGAATGTCATGATAACTTTCTTTTCAAGAGTATCCTCTTTAATTCGAAGGATTGAATATGGTTTCTTTTCTATTACATTGTCAGATATATTCGACTTCAAAGGATAAAAATATGAGTTATACACAATTAATTCTTTATCATCAGTATAGAACATCGGAGATGTATCCCGGTATAAATACAAACTTTTATTTAAAGTATCAAAGTATGCAATAGCCATCATACCGGATGTACCTACAATTGACTTCTCCCAACCTTCATTCTGTATAGCAAGCATTAATTGTTCAGAGTCACAAATTCCTTTCCCTTTGTATTGTTTTTTAGTCTTTACAATACCATTATGAATTAAGACGCCACGACCATTGAATATAGGATGATTATTATTATTGTCTGTAGGGGATCCATGCGTTGCGGCGCGAGTGTGAAGCATAACCATTTTTGAGTTCTCTATAGACTCTCTATGAGCTAATACTTCAGGAGATTTTATGAATTCAGATATACTCATATTCCCCTTTAAGATATTAATATAATAGTCACCATTACTCCATGCAACACCGCTTGCATCTTTGCCACGGTTTTCAATACTAAGCCATAACTTCTGGATTTTATCCCATCCCAGGGGATTATTCTTATTTGAGATGTACCCAGAGATTCCACACATTATACAGTTACTCCTTCAATTATTCTTTTAGTTGTTATTGCTTCTCTATCAATTGTGCAGGTATTATTCTCACTGAGTTTAAAATAATTCCTTTTTGCATAACGTCGAAGTTCATTGAGCATAGAAGCAATCTTTACGGGTGAATATACTTCTCTTAACTTTCGAGTGATACCAATAGTATCCAAGTCCCAAGTCAATACTTTTGTATGTTGCACATAAAGAGGAAACACTGGGCGAAGTCGTACAGGCACAAAGAATGCCGGTTCAAAGTTAGCACGAATATCAGACGCACCGCATATTCGGATTGTTTCAACAGGGAGAATATGGGACAGATTAATCCGTGTATAATCTAACTCTCTATTAATTTGATCCATTAAGTAATCACTTGAGAATTCAAATCTGAATATCTTGCTTTGAATTACCGTGGTTGCTACATTGTCCATAAAGCCCCAACCATTAAAGACTTCCATTGATTCAATTTTACGGTTATTCTGTATTAAGGAATAGACAATGTGCTGGAAACGTTTAACAGTGAGCATATCTTCTTGAGATGTCTCAGCAACAAAATTATAGAGATCATCAAATTCTAATAATGTCCTGTTAGCCGTCTTGGCTTTTGCAATGTACTCAGCAGTTAATAATACCCCTTTAACAATGGCAGGATGGATAATCCAAGAACATGGAGCACGATATTCCCATCCCCAGGGTTGACTTCTGTATTCACTAAGCCTACCATAACCATGATTATCGCGGATACGAGTATTAGACACTTGTCTAAGAGGAATAGCAATAAACTTATCAAGCATTGCCAGGATAGTAGAGTCACGAGCTACATCAGAAAGATGAATATGCCCACCGAGGGAGACAGTAACACCACAACCACCGATTAATCTATTGTTAGCACCAATACGTTGGAAAGCACGAGTTAATAGTCCTTTGATTTCATTAGTAACAAATTTGCCATCACCTGGAGCTGGGCGGAGTTCTCCTGTGTTACTGCACCCATCGCAGCCAAGTTTCTCAGAAGTATCAGTGGAGAAGAAACCACTAGCATTCTTGAATATACCACCTTTTGTTTGAACTTCAAATTCTGGATCTGCCCCTAACATCATAGTCACTTTATATACCCTCCACTTTTCGTTTATACTTTACTGTGCTCTTAATTAATTCTTTATATTTATATTATATATTGTATTAATAAAAAGCAAAAATTACTTGAAGTCTTTATAATCTTTATTTATTTATTAATGTACTTTAACTAATTGTTATATAAATATTATAAAATGTTTTAATAAAAAGCAAAAATTATTTAAAATATTCATATAACTTATTAATTTACTATCTTATATATATATTATATAATTAAATAATAAAAAGCAAAAACTTTATAAATGCTTAATAATATCTAATAATTCCTGGGTTTAATAATTTTATGAGCAAATCGCATATATGAAGTATAGGTAGTCAGAGCTAGAAATAATATGCGGGTAGTCAGCGCTAAAGAAATATGAAGTAGTCTATCACTTAATAATTTGTAGGTAGTCCATATGCCAATAATATATAGGTAGTCTACCGGCTCATAATATATAAGTATCCTATTTATCAATTATGAGATAAAAAAAGGGGATACTAAAGAATTATTAATTCATTAATACCCCCCTCTTTCTTTTATTGATTATTAATTCATATTCATTGAATGGAATAGATCTTCCGGGGAAGAATATCTAGTAGTTAATAATGTCTTATCCATATTATCTAGAGTATACTTCCTGGAATAAAATAATGGCGGAGTCATTAAAGGGTTCTGTTCTATTACTGCTTTTCTAATCCATAAAGGTTTCTTTAATTTTCTTTTCTCTTCCATATTTATTCTCCTTATTTATCCATATCTCTTTCATAAGAATCAGGACTACAATATTTATCTCCATCACAGCAATCTGGGCAATCATCGTGACTACGCATACAATCGTTACAAATTTTTTCTTCGCCTATTTCAAATTCTTTTTCTTTAACATTAGTTACTTCCCAATATCTATTCCATGATTCAGTCTCTTCTTTAGAATGTTTAAACCCGCTTTGAGGGAATAAACTCATTTTGTCACCTTTCTTAACATAGTTGGTGGGACTCTCCATAATTGACTATCACACATTCCAGCATCTATAACTCTGACTTGGACAGTCTTTGTATTCTTCTTCATAATTGTGCCAGTTATATTATAACCGGTACGAGGGGAAGTAAATTCTACTGTATCACCAATGCAGAAGTTACCTTTAGCAATGTAATTACTTCGACTAATAACTTCCCGGAGCATTTCATTAACCTCTTTAACATCTTCGGCTGTAAGACCATTCATAATATTCTGAAGACTATTCCTGGTTACATTATCCATTTATTGATAACTCCTTGAGGGGGAATTTCACCCCCTCATTTTATTATTATTTAGTCACCGAAGGAAGGAACAAGGTTCTTGCGAGTAGTTCTAAGACAATCATATGTAGTTGTTTTCATCATTTGAGAGAGCAAAGGAGCTGGTAATAATTCGCGAGCTTTATTAGCATCTACATAATCTCTTGATACTGGATATACTTTCGCCATGTATATTTCAGTTTCTTTTTCAGTCAATCCCATCCCTTTGATAGTTGCAATAAGTTCTTTGCTGAGTGCAGTTTTCATATCTTCGAATTGTTTTGCTTTTGCAGTGAGTTCTGCATAATAATTAATTTTTTCCTCTAATGTCATATCTTTTCTCCTCTCATCTTTTATTTATTTATTTATTAATCACTTTATATATATATTATATAATAGATTAATAAAAAGCAAAAATTTATTAAATTATTTATTTATTTATTAATCACTTTATATATATATTATATAATAGATTAATAAAAAGCAAAAATTTATTAAATTATTAATTTATTTATTAATATAGTAATATATAATTAATATTTATTAATTTATTATATTAATATTATATAATATAATAATAAAAAGCAAAAATATTATCAAGTTAATGCCGGCTTAAATAATTTTATAGATATATCGCGTATATGAAATGCCAGGTAGTCTAGCCCTGGAAATATGAAGGTAGTCTAAGATCCCGTACCTAATTAATTAATATCCCCCATAAAAATATGAGAGGGCAAAGGTATATCATTCCTCTACCCTCCCAAAAAGGAGTAACTATGAAGCCTGGTGTATCACTCCAAGCTCATTATTATTATAATATATGATTCATAAATAGCAAAAGTTTATTTACTTTCCTTTGTTGGGAATGCTACTTCTAGTATTCGTAATTCAAGTTTTGCCTCATTATCCCAATACTCAGGAGCTTCGGCTTCAACCTTATATGCAAATTGGCAAGCGTCTTCATTTTCGTCATTATATGAGACAACAACTTCATGATATGTACCGAAATCATGGGGGAATGCTTTAACCCGGAATGAACAATTATATTCTGATGGATCACCAAACATTCTAGTTAATTGATTTATGAATGCTTTACCTTCTTTCATGGACTTGGAATAATAATCGGAAGTACCGACTTGGACACATTCCTCTCCAGCAGGGGTTGAACCAATATTCATATAATCTCTGGCCATTTATTTATTCCTCCTGTTTTTATCTATTTAATTTATACAATTTATATTTGTATTCTTTATATTTTTCAAAAATTGATGCAATACAAAATACCAAGCTTATAGCCATAAACCATGCAAAATAATCAATTTTATGATTAACAAACATTAATATACCACAAGTTATGGATGCACCAATTGGCCAAATCATATTTAATTTAGTTTCACATTTTAATTCCGCGATCTTTTTAGCTAAAACAGATGATTCTTTTCTTTTGATATACGTTTTCATTAGGTCTGTAAAATTGTATGTAACATTTTGATTTTGACGTAAATCCTGCCATTCGCTACTTTTATAGGCAACCTGTTTAGCTTCATATACATCAATCAGTTTAGTAAATTCTCCAGGATGTTGGATAAGAAATTTTTCAGCATTAATGATGCATTCATCCATTGTTAGACCATTTGCAATTACTGTAGAATGACCAGCCACACTAAAACTATACGTACGTGCTGTAGCAATAAAATATTCACCCATTATAACTCCTTCTAGAATAGCATTTTGTTATTTTTCTTTCAATACTAATTAATTTCATTATTTATTCTTTATCTCCTTATTACATAATTCACAGGTTAATTTCTTTTTGTCCAGGAATAAATTACAATTACATTTAGGGCATTTATGGATTGTAATAATAATAGGGCTTAACATTTTATTACTCCTTTCTTTTCTTACTCTTATATATATATTATAAAATATAATAGTAAAAAGCAAAAATTTATTGTAATCTTACTGCTTTTGAAAATATTATATGAGTTGTTCTTATAAGATATGCAGGTGGTCTGTGCCATTATTTGAGTGCTTATTGATATTTTGCTTAATTTTTTGATCCTGGACCAAGTATTTATCCATATTTCCTGCCCCCAGGGCCAATTTATTATCCAGGATTGCATTAATTATCAATGCTTTATATATATTATTTATAATATTTAATCCCATCATTCCTTTCCTGATTTAAAGATAGGTATTTCTGGATCATCTGTTTGTGCTTTGAATGCATTATTTTGCTTTGCTCTGGCAGTTGTATTTGCTTCTTTCCTAAGAAATGTAGTATGTGTAGGACATCCCCGGCATTCTAAACAGTCTATAGTCATATATTCTCCTTCCCGGCGTAATCTTTTACACATATTATGATTAATATCCCGGTTAGTTCTGGACATTTATTTATGCCTCATTATCATGAATAAATTTCTCTATATCAGGCATACAACTATGTATTGCTCTAGCCCTTTTAATCCCAAATGATATTACCGGGAATTGTGAATTCTCTTCAGACCATATTTGCAATATAGGACTTCCCTTATATTCATCAATCATTACATTATATTTTTCATTACTTTTTTGGGGTTTATTAGCCATTTATCTGCTCCTTATTTATTTAATTTTTATATGCTAGCATTATAAATAATTCATCCCCGAATAATGCATTTAATAATATCTTTTTATTATAATTACCTATAAAATATAATATTATTCCCATTTCTTCTGGGGTCATGTATACACAATCATAAGTCTTAACTTCATATGGCATATAAATACCTCATCCATATTATTATTCTTTTAACAAATCTATTACTAATTCAGTTAAGTCTTTTGCTTTGCTTACTATTTCTGACATACCAGCATAATGGCCATCTTCATATGCTTGGTATGAAATGGCTCCCCATTGCTTGGCGGTTAATTTTTTGCCGATTTTAAATTCAATTCCATCTCTAATTTCTTGCATTCTTTGAATATAATTTTCTGTATCCATATTATTATCCTCTATATATATAATTTATTAATTTATATATATGTATTATATATTATAATAATAAATAGCAAAAACTTTATAAGAGAAATTGTGCTTTTATAAAGTATGTGTATTATTCGTATATAAGATATACAGGTAGTCAGCGCGGTTGATTTTATGGGTTATTTATTTTTTTCTTTTACTGGCAAATTTTCTTTCACTGGCAAATTTATAGTCAGAACAGCCCATTTCTTTTGCCATTTCTTTGCGCAAATCAATTGGCACATAATCCCGAGGACAATTCATTAGTTTCTTACATTCATCGCATGATATATTACTTTTATTATTATCCATTATTTATTCCCTCAATCTCCTTTCTAATTTCTGTCATACAATAAGGGCAATACTTTTTCAGCCTGTATTCTACTGCATGCCCAGCAGAAGTATATGTATATTGGCACGGCTTATCCAGCTCATTCAGTACCTTGATGGCTTGGGCTTTCATTACATTGTCAACACCCTTTCCGATTCTGGACTCACCTATAATTTTAAGACGCTCTTTGCTATTAAGTAATATCCCCATCTATTTACCCTCCCTCATAGCGTAATCAATAGCCGCCCTGATTGAGGGTTTCCATTCGTGAGCTCCCACCCAAACGGAAGATTTAGCATAGCTGATGGTTTTATCAGGATTAAGGTAGTTCTGATATCCGCATTTGTTCATCGCCCATCTTCCAGCATCGTCACTGATTAAACCGCATCCGTCCTGTTTTTCCAGCCAGTCCAGACGGCACGTATCTGCCATTTGCCGTAATACAATCTCATCCTTTTGTGCTTTTAATTTATCAAAATCTTCCACTTTTACTCTCCTGTTTCCAGCATTTATATGGTTTTCAAACATGTTATTTCAACTCCTTAACATATTGAGATAAATGAGAGTTACGGCAATTCATACAAATTTCAAGTTCTCTTTGTCCTAAATTACTAAACCAATTAGAATAGTATTTATAGTATTTACAGTTTATCTTTTTACACTCTTTACCTGTTCGTTGATTCATCTATTTACCCTTCAAATGTCTTGAAATGATGATTAAGGTTCCCAATCTTGGCTTCATGTTTACCGAAAATCTTTGTATATTCTGGATTCGCAAACATACACTCATCACAGATTATATTTTCACCATCTTCCATGTACATAAACCATGCTGCACGGCGATAAAACCCACCAGTTGTACCTGGGCTTTCTGTGCCATGAACTTTTTTCTTGCATCTGTCACAAATTACTGTTACATTTTCCATTCTATTTACCCTCCAGCATAATTACTTCTCTACAACCGCATCCACGCCTGCAGGCTCGCCAATACAGGACATCTGCTACTTTGACTGTTTCCCACTCTCCGTAAGAGTGGATACCCAGCTTGCATAACAATTTAGCCCACATCTTCAATCTCCTTTCGGATTTCTGTCATGCACTCCTCACATTCTCTTTTTATATTTGCGTATGTTTCATGTGGGCAAGGCTTATTCAACTCATCCAACAACTTCAAGGCTTGGGCTTTTAAGTATGGTTGTACTGTCCACGAATTTATAAATGTTCTTGAATGTCCCTCAGCTTTATGGGCTATTTCATATTCCTCATCACTCAACAATATCCCCATCATTTATTTACCCTTAATCTTTAATGCTTTATCATTTAATTTTTCAATCACAGGACATGATTTACATTTACGCATGAGTTTATGGTGTCTAGTTTTAGGATATTCCCATTCATGGATATGCAATATGGGTAAATTCTTTGGTGTTTTATTCATCTATTTACCCTCCTTTTTTCGTTTAAATCCACCACAATATTGAACTGCATCACGCATTTTACAATTTATAATCTCTGAACAGGTTATACATAATGCACCTGTTTTAAGTGATTGTAATTCCGCAACTTGCCGCTCTATAATTTTTCTCTGTAATTCTATAGGTAGAGTTAATAGTTCCTTATGAGTCATTGGCACTTTTATTAATTCCATTCTATTTACCCTCCAACTCTACAAGCTATAATAATCAAAACTATCAATATGCTGATGAAGCATATAGCAAACAAAATTATATCATCGTCTGTAAGCATTCTTACCCTCCAACCTATCGAAGAATTCTTTTTTTTACATCGTCTATGATTAAACTTAAACACTCTGTTGCTGAATGCCCTAAGTAATGTGCTATTACAGCCACAGAATCATTATTACGTAATAGGTAATGTGTTGCACCACTATCTAATTTTACATGGTATAAACCGCAGGTTGTTTCGCATTCTTTATTAGTAAACTCATATATAGTTTGCAGTATCTCCATTACTTACCCTCCAATTCTTTTCTTAATTTATTGCAACACACAGTACATTCTCGTTTTGGATAACCTTTATTAACTGGATGAGGACATGGTTTAGACAATTCCTCAAATATTGCCTTAATAAGTTCTTGTCGCACTTCTTTAATAGCTTTATCAGCATAGTCCAAAAACATTTGCTTTTGAGTTTTAGAAGCATCATCAAAAAAATTTAGGGCTGCATTCTCTGACAATCCCCAATACAAAGCAGTAAACATTACAGCTATTTGCTTTTGAAGTATTAGATTAGACATTTTATTTCTCCTTATTGGAGTACACTTAATCAGTTTTCCTTTTTGCTCATGAATAGAATCTTGCATTAAGCCATACCAAGGAATTTTATCCATTATTTATCTCTCAACTTAATTACCTTATCAGCTTCTTCTAGCCAAAAAGATTTTTGGTACTCTGAAATTGTCTTCCAGGTGAATTTCTGATAATCAATAGATTTCTGCACTTTGGGCGACAAATGTCTAACTAAATCTGACTCGAATCTTGTAACTAAATCGAGTAAATGTTTTGCTATTTCCTCTCTCGTCTCCATACTATTTACCCTCCAATGCCGCGCTAATTTCCGCCATGCATTCTTCACAAGCTCTTTTCGGTCTATTTGGCAAAATCTTATGAACGTGTGGACACGGTTTCCCCAGCTCATCCAGTACCTTGAGAGCTTGAGCTTTGAGCAAGGGGTCGTATTTTCCTTCCCATACTGAGCATTCATTTAGTACTTTCCTAAATTCTTTCTTATCCAGCAATATCACCATCTATTTCCCCTCCAACTTTTCAAAATATGTTACATGGCTTTCATGGCCACAACCTGGTGTAAATTCTCCATCCGCAAAGTTTCTCTGAGGATATGGCGGTATTGTTTTTGTTACCATTCTGCCATAGCCCTCTTTCCTCAATGCCGCTAGCATGGCATCAGCACCAGCTTCATACATTTTATCCAGTGATTCCACACCGCATGACAGATTACAAAGTAGTCCATATTGATCTTCAGCTTTGTCTGGACAATCAACACAACGTGGTTCTGGCCATCCCTCAGGTCGCCACTTGCTCATCTATTTATCCTCCAATAACTGTTTACCACAAACAGGGCAATATGTAATGAATAAGTATGGGTCTTTCTTAACTTTTACTTTCCCATTTTTGAACTCTAAGGGGTATAGAAGATAATTCGGTTGGTGGCCTAAAATAGATTTACCTACGTATCCGGCCTTAGTTACCAATTCTATACATTCGCACATACTATTTACCCTCCAAAAAATGACTGTTCTATCCTATTAAATTTGGGCGCATCAAAAAAGATTTCTGGTAAATATTTATCAGTTAACCGTACCTGCCTGACTTTTCTTAACTCATCAAATATCGCCTTAGCTGTTTTGATATGTTGAGCTTTGGCGGCTGATTCGTATAGATCAATAATTAGATTACACTCATCAAGTTTCTCAATGTCATTCCATGTTTTGTTGTGTCTCAGGCAAGTCTCATCAGTTATACTTATTAGTTCCTCATCAGTCAATAAAATCTTATCCATTCTCTACTCCTCTTTCTTAACTAATTTATTCCAGTGGTCAAGATATTCTCTCCAACCTGCATGAGCCAATATCTCAAATACATGAGGGATGGCATTAGCAAACCGCTTTCGTATGGAACCCCAACATAGAGTATATATCATAATTTGTGCAATAGCAGACCATTCCGCTTCTGTAAATATGTCTGCTTTTTGTTTGTGGATTAATTCCACAAATATACTGTGATTTTGAGAGTAATTTTTTATATCTATGAGATTAGCGCGTCCGAGATCAGCGTCTCTGAGATCAGCTCCTACGAGATCAGCACCTCTGAGATCAGCGTCTCTGAGATCAGCTCCTACGAGATAAGCACCTACGAGATAAGCGCCTACGAGATTAGCGCCTCCGAGATAAGCGCCTACGAGATTAGCGTCTTCGAGATTAGCGTCTTCGAGATTAGCGCCTCCGAGATTAGCACCTCTGAGATTAGCGCCTATGAGATCAGCGCCTCTGAGACAAGCACCTCTGTTTTTTTCGAGGCATTCCCCGACTGATTGATAATCTCCTGAAACAATTACATCACCTGTAAACCTTGATTTAATCTCAATCATTCTCTACTCCTCCTTGACAGTTTCCTGTCTGATTAATGGCTCGGCTTTAGCAAGAACTGACTCTGCGGCATCAGTAAATCTATCCTGAGTAACTTCTCCTACATCTTTCCATTCTGTATCTTCGTCTCCAAACCAATCGTATATAGTCCTTGCTACTATTTCCAATAAATACTTATCCATTCTATACTCCTCATAACTTGGACATTTGGAATGCTTAAGAGTTTTCTTAACAAAACCGCCATCGTATACTGTCTCAAGGCTTTTGTCAATATAATTACACCAACAGGAATATTCATAACTCGAACCGTTATCAAATAATTGGCAACCATCACAATATTTTCCGTCTGGTATTATTATTTCCACTTTCATCTCTATTCCTCCTTATCAACTAATTCTGGATTTTCATAAATGTTGCCGATGACTTTACCCATTAATTCCATATCACCTTGAGTTATCCCTGTGTAACTGGTTCTTACCCATTTACCATTGAAATTATCCCAATAAATTTTAGTTGGATTGCTTTGGAATCCGTGTGTGACGATATCCCCATCATAAATCTCTTTACCATCCTTGTCTTTTAGTCCTGTATATTGTAAAAGCTCACAATCTTTGTTAAATTTCAAAGTACAAGAATCACCAACTGCTTCTTTCGATAAAAGACCTAATGCTATAATAGGAGTCATTCTGCTGTGTTTTTTATCCCATGCCCTAAATTTAATTTCTCTCATCAAACATTGGATGTTTTCTATCTATACATTTTTTACACATAGGTGGGTGTTTTATTCCAGCTATAATCATAGCACCACAATCGGGGCAATGATACTGTCCTAAAGGTTGTCCCTTTAATAGTTCAGGTTTCTCACTACAGTTAGCTGTAAATACTTTACTAACGACCTCATAACATCTTCCGCACATATCCATATCGTCTGGTATTATTTTAGACATTCTTAGTCTCTTTAGGGTTAATAAGCTTCATAACATTATCTAAAGGCATTATATTAATCTCGACTTGTCTTATAACCCTTTGGATTTGTGAATCAGTAGTAAATTCTTTAACATATAAGTTATTAAAGTCTTTTATCAAAGCTTTCCGTAATCGTTCTATTTTTATCATCTTATTCATTTTCAATCTCTTTTCTTATTTCCTTTAAACATTCTGTACAAAATCTTTTTCGTATTGTACTGCTAATATCAGGATAATGAGGACAATAAGTTTCCAACTCGTCTAATACAAGAGCAAGAATAATATTAGCTTGCCTTTCATGCTCAGGCGCTAATCCATGCCAGTTTTCTGGTTATTTAGTAAAATCTATTGAATAACCGACTCTACCAGAAACTTCAAAACCTAGTGTACGTGCTTAGCAGATACGCAACCCTGTTTTATTCCTTCACTTAAGACCCACCAAGTAAAGTTTTCGTCAGGGTGTTTTCTTGCATACCATAGTTTTCTTGGAGTTCCATAAACTCTTTATAACCCCACGCCTGAGCCTCTCCGTGGTTTGTTCTATCCTGATTCTCTGCTATCATGGCATTCATTTCGACCAACATGGAAGCAATTTTGGCATTAACGTAAACTATCCGTTGTTCGTCTGTCATTGGATTCTCTCTCCTTCGTCAGTTTGGCTATTTCATCTCTTAATCCCATTTATTTGTCCTTCAATTGTTTTATAATCTATACAATTAGGATTAGACCAATTAGGTATAATATTTGGTTTTAATTTACACTTATTTAAATCTGTACGCCCTTTCCAATGAATACATGTAGTGCAATTTTTCTTATCCATTCTCCTTTACCCTCAAATTCATTTAATATCATTTTTATACTGCCAATGCAAAATCTAATGCTCTATTTTTAATATTATTTCCTGATCCAAACCAAGCAGAATACAATCTTTTATCTTCTTTATCATTACCACGAATATTCTTATAATAATCAACATATTCTACTACTGCATTATAAGCCCAATAAGCACTCCCACGGATTTCAGGATTATTTAATCCACGACCAGTTTCTAATAATTCTTGTACTTTTTCATATTCTCTTTTCATTGGGCCATAAATATCTTCAAATTCCTTTTCTTCAGTAATATTTAATGCCGTTCTAATTAATTCATCTAATTGCTTATTAGTTAATTGTTTGCCAGCAATGAAATTATATTTTTCTTCTTGTTCTAAGAAATATTTTTGTGATAATTGTAATAATTCTTGTGCATCCTGGATTTTAGACATCATATTCGTAGTATGCCTTGCATAAAATTTATTTACTGTGCTTGACTCTGCCATTGCAAGAGTATTCCAACAAACTACTCGTATAGGTGTAAAGAACATTTCAACCGCACCAGAACCATCATGAGGATTTCTTAAAAGTAAATATTCATCTATTGCATCATTTTTAACTTTAATACATTCACTTAATCGCGCAAGAATCCATACAATTGCCCCATTTTTTAATGATCCAGCAGTATGATAAATAGCTAATTTCTTGCCTACAACATCATCAAAAAATTTAAATGCATCACGATTTTGGAGAGGGTTATATCTATCTTTTACAATATTATATATACGATTATCAGCTTTACGTGTAAGTGCATAATATCCTGGGACTCTAATACTAGTAGAACTATCTTTCTCCATAGTTAAAGGATATTTTACTACTTCCCAATTTAAACCACTAGCAATAATTGCTTCTTCTGAAGTTGCAGGTTTATCTAGTTTAGTACCTAAATTATGCCATGGAGTTTCACCATAATATGCCATTGATTCAACATATGCAGTCATTTCTTTTCTCCTTTAATTATTTATTATTAATTAATCTTTATAAATGTATTATAGTATTTATTAATAAAAAGCAAAAAAGTTATGTAATTAATTATAATTTTATAATAGAACGAAGTATCACATTATATCCTTTTTCTTTTAAAATTTCTATAATTTTTTTAGTGTCATCTTCTTTTAAAGAATCAAATTCTAGTTCTAATATAGTACATTTCTTCATATTTGTAGTCTGTTTATGATAATTAATATTACTATAAAAATCATTTTTCATAATATTTTGGAATATTTCATTAAGATTAATATTAAATCCTGTAAAATTAGAATTTATGTCTGCATATGCTGTATTTTTATTATTACTATTTATTAATATATCATATGCCTTCTGTACTTTTTTAAATTCTTCTGCGGCATGTGGTTCCTTATTAATATCAGGGTGCCATTTCTTCGCTAATAATCTATAAGCACTCTTTATATCATCCTGAGAGCTATCTACTTTAATACCTAATATTCTATAGCATTCATTTTTATCCATTTATTTGCTGTTTAATTTTCCTTTTTTAAATTATTTATTGTTTCTTCATATTTAGATACATGGCATAATATCATTGTTTTTATTTCTGAATTACCCCGATATTCTGGCATTTCTTTTAATACCCATATATAATCATCTAATAAAAAGCCTAATCCATCCTCTGTCCAATCGCCTCTATAACCTTTACGCCTATTTGGTACTTTTGCTTTTACAATCTTTTTATTCTTTTTCATTATTAGAATCCCATATATACACTTTTATATGCTGGTAAATTATAGAATGCAATAATATCTGCTAAATCTTTTCTTATTATTGATGAATTCTTTTTCTCATCATATGCTATATATGCACGATTTTTAGCTATTCTATTCCCCTTCTTTCTGTCATACTGATCTCTCCAAGAGCAAATTGATATACCAAACGCCAATAATTTATTATTATTATTATTATCTAATAATGTACAAATAGTATATACATACGGTCTTTTTTGCCCAGAATCTGCTTTATAATGAAAATATTCTTCCTTAATAATTACTTTCTCTTCCATTAATTTATCTCCTTTTTAATCTTCTCTCCTGAGTAAGTAACTTCCCATGTAGGCTCATTTGGTGGCAGATTAGCATCAAATATTCCCATCATTTACTATCCAATTCTTTTGTAATTTCTATTATATATTCAACAGGTAACAAATAATGAAATTTATGTTCAGAATCATGTATAAAGTTCTTCTTTAGTTCATTTAGCAACTTTATGACTTGTGCCTTAGCAGTTATTTCTTGTATTAATCTCATATGAGTAATTGGATTAATATACCCTACTCCTTCACATAATTCTGCATACTCTTTTCCTGCTTTAGTTCGATTATCCATTAATTCTGCATCAGTTAACAATATCCTCATGCCTATCCACTCTCTAATTTAAATTTATCTTCATATTTTTAATCCCACAAATTAAAGAACCATTTATCCATTAATCTCATCGCTTTATGAAATTGTTTTTCATCAGCTTTCATACGTTTTCTCTCTTCTATGCGAGAAGATGGTTTAATATTTAATCCAGATAATAATTCTTTAGTTTCTTTAGATGCCTCACACCAGCCAGGTTGTATTTCATCTAAATAATTATCATCTAATACGCGCTTTCCTGCTTCAAACCCTGAGATCATTTCAGAGAGGATATTACTCCATTCATCTGAAGATTTTAAAGAACCTGGAAAACCATGGTTATTACTTTTTAAATATTTAAGCATAGGTATAATAACTTTAATAAGATAGCAATGCATATCCCAAGTATCTGAATCTGCCCAGCCACGTCTCCCACGCTGAATAAATCTTTCTACTTTTTGAGGGAAATCTCTTATTTTTGTAAAAGTTCTTCTAAACATTTATTTCACAAAATCCTTTTCTATAATTTTTCCTAGTTCCTTCGATATTTCATAAGATGCTTCTAACCATGCAGTAGAACGCAGTACATTATGCTCTGTTATTGTATAATGGCTGATTTCAGGTTCCCAACATTTATGGTATTGACCTGGGCTTGATATTTTTTGACAGGTTTTTTGACGGGCACAGTGATTACAGCTATGTTTAAGGGACATCTGTAATTTCCTTTCTTATTTCCTCTAAACAGATATAACAATCACATCTTTTAACTTCTAAGCATTTATATGGTTCATGAGGGCAAGGCTTCTCCATCTCATCCAGCAATTCCAACTTTGCTTGTCTTTTAATATCCTTTTTATTAAGATAATAAGCACGTTCTTCCGCAAAACTTTCTTGTGCTGTATAATTATCCATAGTATTATTATCGCTCCCCAAGTTTAATTTCTAATTTTTCTATTCTTTTTTCAAGAAAATATATATATTGCGCAGCAATATAATTATTTTGTAATGCATTCTGTATAAATTTTATTCTATATTCTTCAGTAAATATATTTTTTTCTTCATCATTGAACTTTTTTTGTTTATTTTCCCAATATTTTACTGAATCTTCTACCCCACCACTCATATTATTTCTCCTTTTTTAATAATATTCCACAATTTTATTTTCTTGTTCATGGGTTTGATAACCTATTTCTAAATATAACGCTTCAGAATATTCTACTTTTTGTTTACCAGGATCATCTCCTATAAAATCTTCGCTCCATACTACATACCATTCTCCGTTAATCCTTTCATAATGGCAAGTAGCACCACTAGGAACCTTAATCTTTTTCATTTTTCTTTTCATTTTATTTATCCTTTTTAATATATATAAAAATTCCTAATCCAAGTATCCCTGCCCCAAATAATACCAAAGATGAAAGCTCAGGTACTGGTGGGACAGGACTAGGCACCGGCAATGATAGTACTGAAGAATATGCCACAGGAGCAATAGCATTATTATGATGTCTTCTATACTATTGTATATCATCTTATATATCATTATTTATAATATATGGAGGTGTATAATTATCATATAGCACAGAGAATACTATTACAGTTTCTTGATTTTGATAATTACCTAATATAGTTTCAGAAATAGGTGGTAATGGAGATATTAATATTTCTTTGTGGTTATGATAGCATGTTCTTATACTAATTATAAGACCCAATAACAATACAATAATTAATAGTATATAATATCTTTTTTTCATTTATTTAATCCTTATATTAATATACTAATAATATACTATCATATAGTAAATAGCAAAAATTATTTTATATTATATTTATTTTTTAATTCTTTATAACATATTGAACAATTTTTAACTGTCATATATACTTGACCAAAATGGGGGCATTTAGCATCTAATTCAGAAAATAATTTATTTATTTTATTCTCTTTTTTATTATGTTCCCATATATCTTCTAATTTTTCTGCACTACTTACATATTTATCCCAGTATCTGCATTCTTGGCATGAAATACTGTCACATGCAAAGCATTCACATACACCCTCGTGCTTTTCATTACAAAATCCTATATTAGGGCATATAAAATAACCTTCTTTGCTAGGCATAAGATGATAATTTGGAATAAACCCGCATTCTTTATATTCTTTATTCATCATTATTATTTACACCATATTTGCATTTTGATTTTAAATGTGGTGGATAATACCCACAATTACATCTATTATCTATATTCTTGTCATTACTAGTATCAATAATAAACATATCACATTCTTCTTCTGGGTCATGACCAAACGCAAATAAATCTTCATTACATTTTGAGGAATACCTCATACAAAATTTACAATTAGGCATATTATTCACTCCAAATTATTATTATGCAGGCACCATTGCATTACCGCCTCGAGGGCGAAATTCTGTACCACAATAAAGACAATGCCATACAGTAGAACTTTCTCTATCAATTACAGTATCTTCTATATGAGGGGTTTTACATTTACAAGTTTCACAATAAAATTTCATTATACCTATATAATCACTCATTATTATCTCCGTTCCAAATCTACTCTAGAATCAAAATATTTTTGTGTTACTAAATACCTAACTCCATTATCATCGAATACGTAATATTCAGCCTCTCCTCGATATCCTGTATTTTCTACAGATCTATACATTAGATGAGTAGTATTAGGCTCAAAATAAATTGATGATTTCTCTTTACTCAAAATTAATATACTTAAAAGGGTTATAATAACTATTGTCAATATTATTATAAATGGACTATCAGAATCTTTCATTTATTATTCCTTTAATTATTTTATTTAATATCTTCTATATTATTAATTATTATATATTTATTATTATTAATTAAAGATAATAATAGCAATAAATTAACTGGAGTATAATTAATTCTTTCGCAAGATACATTTATTTTTCGTAAATTTCTATTAAAAAAAGGCGCTTCGTTATGTTTATGTCCATGAATATGCCAACCATCAAAAATAAATTCATTAGGATTATGGCTTAATAATATACTTATTGTACTATATCCTGAATAATCTGCTGGTAATAAATAACTATTATAACAATTCTTAGTATTTGAAGGTCTTATTCCTTGGTCATGAGAACCTTTAATATATATAATATTACCTTTAAGTTGTGATAACCAATATTTTGCTCCTCTAGAGCCTTTCCCATATGCCATATCCCCTAGAAAGTAGACAATATCATTATCATTAACAACTCTATTATAATTATTAATAATTATATTATTCATTTCATTTGCACTAGCAAATGGTCTATTACAATATTTAATAATATTATTATGGTCAAAATGGGGGTCTGAAATAAGCCATGTATTAATAATTCCCATAAAATTTAAATATTCTCTTTATTTACTAATAAAATTAATAATACTTTATACATATAAGTTCCTTCTATTAATCCTAATCTTTCTTCGGGATTCTTATAATTATGCAATGCGACTATTGCATCAAATAAAAGATTAGGTATATTATTAAATCTACTATTTTTATTATATAAAAGTTTTAAATGTTCTAAGTCTTTTATTCTAAGCAATGGAAGATCTTTTTCAGTAAAAGTAATTCCTAATTTACCTGCAAGATCTAAATAATAATTAATATGCTCTTTAGATAATGATTTATTTTTCATATTTGTCCTTTTATTTATATAATTTTTTAATATATTACTATTACTATTATTATAATACTTATTAATAAATAGCAAAAAAAATCTCTGGTTTTAATTCCAGAGACTTAATAAATATGCTATTACTATTGTTATTCCGCATACCTATCCAAATTTTTATCTACTAACGATTCTGCATCAGAAATAATTGTCATTAATTCATTAAATGTTTCCTCTGGCGGATGCTCTTCACTAAAGAAATCATTAAGCCTATCCACGTAATCCTTGCCTTCATTAACCTTATTTACAGCTTTCATACCTATATAAATACGCATATTAATTACTTGCTTTTCTTCTGTTGCCTGTTCTGGGCCAATATTTTTAACATATTGTTTAAGATTTTTAAAGTAAGAACTTGGATGTGGGCGTATCCATCTATGCGTAGAAGCCTTCCATATTAGCCCAGGGCGTGGAGCAATCCCTGCACCAGCTGTAGGAGTTGCAGGCATAGTCCCCATCATAGATGCTTTGTTTAACCATTCATTTAATATTGATACATTATTCATTTTTATTGTTTTTTGTTAGATATTCCATTTGCCACAGATGAATTAAATATAAAGTTATCCCAAGGATACTTGAAGCTAATAAGAATACCAACATTAACTGCATTATATTTATTAGATGTTTGTTTATTAATTCGTAAAGGACTATTCCTAATGCGACGTCTATTGGTAAAGATATTTCTAATAATATAATATATAATATTTTGCTTAGTTTGTATTTTACCAGGGGGTTTTTCATCTAATTCCTCAATCATAAATCTCCGGAAGAATCTTTTTCATCATTTTCGGATATCTCTTCCTTAATATTAGTAATATCAAGATTATCTTTTTTAGAAAATTTATATGATAACCGGCATAATGTGCTACTCATAGCTTTTAATGCATACATTATTTGTGCATTATTAAGTGGAGGCTTTATAAATCTTTGAGGCATCTTCGCTATTTTTATATCAGGCTTAACTAATGATTTATGAGATTGTACAATTAATAATCCTGCATGAGGGAATTCTTTATTAATTATCTCTAATGCTTTTACTTCATCTGATTTATCCATTGCAAAATAAAAATAATGTACAGGATAATGGCTATTCTTATTAGTTAAATCTTTATGTATTTGTTTATTAATATCTCTTTCTAAATCTTTAGTATATGATTTAACTTCTATTTCAGTCAATAATTTATTTTTATCTATTGCAAGAATATCAGCTCGGTCACCTTTATGAATATTACGCAGCATAAGTTTTGTTTCAAGACTTACTATAGGATACATCCTAAGATATCTCCAATAACTTATTATTGCATTAGTAATATATGTAGGTTTATTCATTTATTAATTTATTCATTTATTAATATTGTGTCGTACTTTTTCTAGGAGTAAACGGTTTAATCTTTTTTGGTTGATCTTTAATTTGTGCTTCTTGCTCTTCAAATGTAGGATATCCCGGAAGAGGTTTATTTTTTTGTGTAGCAACTCTATTCCTATTTTCTTCAGCAGAAGCCTTAATAATTTTAGCTATTTTTTGTGCTTTTTCATTTTGTTTTTCTGCTTCCTCAAATGTAGGATATCCTGGGAGTGGCTTATTCTTTTCTGTTGCTACTCTTTTTCTATTTTCTTCAGCAGTTGCTTTAATAATTTCATATAATGCATCCATAGATTTCATTTCAGGGCGTATCATTCTAATTTTCCTCCATGGTTCCCCAGTATGGTATGATGTACCACCATGAGGACCTACATATTTTTCACCAACTGATGGCTTAGATTCTGGACCTCTAGTAGCAACTCTTCCACCAAGGAAAGAAGACCAATCAGTCTTACCACCTTCTTTTTTCTCATCTGCAAGTCTAGCTTTTTGTTCTGAAGATAATTTACTAGGATCTTCATTACGTTCTACTTTTTGGTCAAGTTTGTTCCCTTCAGGGCCAATTGATCTTTTAGCAGAATGTCTTTTAGAAGCAAATCTATTTTCTTCAGGTTCTTGTGTAGCAACTTGAGTTATTTTTGCTTTCTTAATAATTTCAATAAAACTTTTTATAATATTTGACGTATCCATTTTCTCCTCCGATTTAAATTTATTTATTTTATCCCCAGGTTTTACTTCATGTACAAATTTATCATTGCTTATACTAGGAACAGGACCACCGTCTTCCAATTTCTGACGTTGACGCTTCCATAATTCTTTTTCTTGTGCTTTCCATTCAGAACTAAATCGTTTTAAATTAGGATTATATTTAAATTCATCAGCTTTTTCTATTTTTTCTTGATTATTTTCTTTGCCAGCTTGTGAACTATCTGCATTCTTTTTATTGTGAGTAATACTCCCAGGCATTAATTGCACATCACCACTATTATTCTCTAATAATGCTTTTTCAATATATGCTTTAATAACCCTTTTAAGAATTTCTAAGTCTTCTGTATTCTTTAACTTTTTAGTCATTGACTTCTCCACTTTAGGCTTATCCCATTTTTGGGGGTTCCAATCATATTTAGTATCTTCAAGAACTTTAGCGATCTTTTTACCCCATTCTACAGCTTCTTTTCTACGAGTTATTTCAGGAGCTTCTTCATATTGGGTATTTTCTTCTTTTTTAATATTTGAAGGGATAAAAAATTCTCCTTTCATACCATGCCTATTAATTTTATTTTCATCCATACTTTCATCAGTTATTTTATGAGATTCTGGTTTATTACTCATTATAATTCTTGGCTTTTTAGATTGAAATTTTGTTATAATATCTTTAATACTTTTTTGAATATCAGGATTATCCATTGCTTTCATAGCAAAATCACGAAGTTGTTCTTCTGTCATTCCTGTTTTAGTTTTTTCTCCTGCTCTTTTACGGGCTAATTCTGCCCCCATAAATTGTCTTTGATGTTCATTTTTTGCTGGTGTCATATTATTTGCCTCATTGTGCATTAACTTCAGGGCTATTTTTAGTTTTTAATTCCTCAATAGGAAAAGTGCCTGAAAGATTAGTCATTTTTAATTTTTTTTTACAGGATTTTTTTCATTAGTATAATCTTTAGGATTAGATGTCTTTATATCCGCTTTCATTAGATCAAATGATCTTCGTAAGATTCTATCCATAAAACTCTTTTTACCATTAGGAAATGCTTGACGGGCATTGCCAACTTTTTTCGCATAAGCTGGAGCACCTTCAGCACCTTGAGCTTCTGGCTTCTTCCATCCGAGATTTTGTGCATTAGGGCCAGTGTTCAATACTTTATTGGCTACATTCTTTGCACCACTAGTTACATTCCCAAATCTAGCTTTAAATTTACTAAGAGCACTTTCTTTTTTCTCTGCAGGGGGAGCCATATTCATATTACTACTAATAGCGCTTCTTGCAGGATTATAAGAAGGCTTAATATTTTTAGCTTTAGCACTCATAGTACCTTTATATGGGCCAGTTACCACTGCCTTATATAGCATATGAGTATAATCACCTTTACGAATCTTCATAGGCATTGCTTGTAATCTTGGGGGGTCATAAACTTCAGTAAGCCCTTCCATTGCATTATCTTTTATAGGGGCATCTCTATCATCATCATTATATACAGCTTTTATAGGACATTTTACTTTATACCCTACATCATCCCCATCTTTATCTGATTTTTGGATATTATTTAAGAATGTATTAAAATTATCCATTGCTTTTTTTACCTCATTATCTTTTTTATTTTTTTTCTTTTTATATTGCGCTAATATATGTGCAGGAATCTTTTTACCAAGTATTTCAAAAGCTACTTTATCGCGTACTTGGCTAGCTTTAGTACCTCTTTTGAAATTACTATGCCCTTCTTCTTGAGCTGCTATAGTACCCATAGCAAATTCTTTATGATGGTGCTGATCCTCATGATGTATACCCTTCTTCTTTTTAGTAGCAAGAGGATGTGCACGTTTCATTCCTGCTTTTAGTTGGGCTAATGTGTATTTTGCTTTAGGCATTTAATTAATCTCCATATCCTAATATATTTATTATACATATATTAATATATTTTTTAAAGTATTATTAATCCATTAATAATATTTCACTTCTTTTTAAGAATCTTGTTGATTCACTATCAACTATATATTCTGTCTCCCCCAAATACTCATTTGAAAATAAATTAAAATTAAATAATATTTCCTCTGGTTCAAACTCTTTCGTAAATATTACTTTCCCAAATGATTGTGCAATACCTAAACTTGTAGAAAACCCAGCTTCGCCATTATTAGGGATAGAATATAGCATAGATGGATCATTATTTTTAGCAATAGCTTTTTTTATTTTAGTTGCTGGCTTTTCCTCCATACCATCTGATATACCTCTATATAATCTTAATTTGTTACCATTTTGTTTATCCATTTCTGCTCTTTTTTGGGATATCATAATAAATGGGATAAGAGCCTCTGCACATTCTCTGCCATTTTTATATGCTAAATTAAATTCTTTTGCGCTCATTTTTCTATCATATATATAAAAGGAATGATCTATTCCATATTGGATATGAGACTGCCCTTTCAATTGGGCCATTGCAGAACGTATAAATACTTGTCCATTAACAGGAGACCCACTTTGCCAATAATATATATGTTCATATATAGTATCTTTATATTCAGCTAAACCGACATCATTTAATAGTGTTGTAATTGCATATTTTCTTTGATTTATTGCGTTAGTAGTATTAGAATTTAAAATACTTTCAACATCATTAAGCATTGTATTAGTACTATTAATTAATTTATTTATTTTTTCATTATTTTTAAAATTATTTTGTATAATATTAGATACCAAATTCTTTTTGGATGTAAATTCTTCATATAATTCTATATCATGCGATGAGAAATATGAATCATCTTTTATTTTATTTAAAATATCCGCCTTTCTTTTTATTAATGTATTAATTAATTTATTTTTTTCTATTTGATTAAAAGCAGTGGATCCATTTACTATATCATGTATATCCTGATTATTTATTTTCTTTAATCTATCAAGCCCTGGTTTTATTATATTATAAGTAATATCAGAAAAAATATTTGCAGCTGTAGGATTTATATCAGGATTTCTTAATGACTCAAGTTCAGTTACTTCATCCGTAAAATTTTTACTTCCGCCTTGGGCACGATATAAAAGACTTCCACCATTATCTATTCTATAAAGAGCATTATTTGGAGTTAATAATAAATTATCATAATCTGCCCCAGCTACATCCCAATTTGCGAGCCAAGCATCAATTACAAAATTATTTATTATATCCTTATTAGATTTTATAGTATTAATAGATGGGTTAACTCCGTCAATCATTTCTGATATAATGCTTGCTTTATTATTAACTTTCCCTATAGAGGTATTTGCAACAGGAACACCTGCAAGTTTATATAATTCATTTGCTATATTTTCATTATCAGCAAGTCTATGATTATTATCGAAATGTTTAACATAATACTGTTTTCCTGTTGTATTATCTTTATATAACCCACCCGCATTAGAGCCTTTTTGTGAACCAACTTTAATAAAGTTGGAAGGATCCAAATTAATATCAGTATTAATCCCATTATATTTTTGTACTGCTTTTTCGAATATTCTTTTAGCTTCCGTCGTTGATTCCGAAGTTATCCACTTCTTATATTCTTCATGATTAGCAAATAATGTTCCTATAAGGTCTGGGCTATTTTTTCCATTTATACTATAATACCAATCATTAAAATCAGAATCTTTAATATTTATTTTTTTTGGTTCTTCTTTAATATTATTCTGTAAATATCCAGTAAGTTTTAATTCTAGTTCTTCAAAAGAGTCTGATTCATTTAGCATTCCAGTAGCGACTTCTTTTGGTATATTCTTAGATACCGCAAAATCTATAAAACTTCTAGTTTGTGTAGAAAATTCCTTCATTAATTCCTTAGCTTTACTTCTTACCCCATTAATTGGTGTAGATATAGATTTTGGTTTAATTGCAGGGATATTATTAAGTTCATTATATTCTTTAAGTTTTTTTGCATACCTTTCTAAGAATTTTTCTTTCCTATCTGATGTACTAAGCCAATCATCAAATTCTGTTTCATCTGCAAATAATTTCCCAATAATTTTATCCTCTAGCTCTCGCATTGTATATTTGCCCCACGCTTCATCAGCCGTGGGTAATTCTGTATCACTATCAGGTAATGGTTCACCAGCAAATAATATTCCTTCATGCACTTTATCTATTTTAGATTGTACAGATGCTTCTAATCCTATACCATCTTCCCCAAATTTAAATAAATGATCTAATGATTTTTTGCCACCAGCATCTTCTGTATATGCTCCAGCATCAACTTTAAATAATAATAATTCAAGATCAAAGAAATCTATTGGATTCATTCCAGCAAATTTAGCGCTTTCTTCTAGTCTTTTAACAGTTTCTTCAAGAGACTTATCATTTTGGAGATATTCTCCCAAAACATCAGCATGGATTAATGCATTACATACGTTAATTTCACTTTGTTTTAATCCCATTCCTTGTAAAGTATTATTCATTAAAGCAACTGTATTCTCATGTTGTGATTTTTCATTCCCCTCTGATATTGCTTTTGGCTTTCCTATATCATGAAGGGCTAATAATGCTTCAAAAGCATTTGAATTAAAGTTCCCTGGGAGTAATTGTCCTTTATAATATTTATTAAATTGCCCCAATACCATATTAGTATGGTCTTTTAATGTATAACCAGCAGAAGACCCTATATCAGAATCATATTCTTGTTTATATTCAGATAATAAACCGTCAGGAATAAATGATTTAATATTAGGATATTTATTTGTAATATTCTTTACATATTTTGGTTCTGGTTCTGTTACAATTTCTAATTCTGTTGCAGTTTCTTTATTTTGGGCATGTATTTTATTTGCCCATTTCATAAAATAACTTTTAGGATATGTTTTTTTATTATAAAAAGTAAAGTTTTGTACTTGTTTAGTCTTTAATCCTAATTCAATTAATTTTTTACTAAATTCTTTTCCAGTAATAGAACTATTATTAAATTTATCATTATATTCTTCTATTGTATTCGCAATCTCTTCAGGGCTTAATAATGTTTTTTTATTTTGTACTTTTTCTACTAATTTATTTTCTTGTAAAGATACTTGTTGATTTTCTTTTAATTTTTTAAGTATTACATCATACATTAATGATTTATTACTTATTAATGCATTAAAATAATCGTTGTCTAATCCTATGCCTAAATTTGTGAGCATTATTGCTTGTTGTTCAGCATTTTTTTCATGATGTATTTGTGTTGCTATATTAAGCGCTGTTGCGTATGGGAAATCTTTAAAGTCTTCTTCTTTATTGAACATTGCATAATCTATTTTGCCTGTATTTACTTCAGGAAATTCAAAAGTTTTCTTTTCGCCACCATTTACAAATTTTTCTACAGCAGCTCTTAATTTACTATAATGGTTCCAAGTATCCATTAATTTATCCCTAGGGACTCCTATTTGCGAAAGGATATTCTCATTCATATTATATAATTTACTGGATAAATTACCTATAAAGTCATCTTGTGTATTATAATTAAATACTGGGATTTTAAGCCCATTTAATATATTATCTAATTTACTTTTATCTAATATATTTTCTTCATCTTTTTTAATTATTGGCTCTGAATTAGCTTTTGAATGGAGAAAATCAAATACTTTATCTAATGAATAATGATGAAGAGTACTATAACCAGTAATATTTTTATCTGCAGTGCCCATCATATCTTCTACTTCGTCATCACTAAACCCTATATTCTGTAATGTCTTCTTTTGAGTATTATAATTAAGATTCATTAGAACAGCTATTGCACTACTAGGTTCTATTTCATCAAATTTTTTATTTAATACTTTAAGATGATTTTCTATTAATGATAATAATTCTTCATTTTCCGATGTTGCTAAATAACTTTGCCCAGCCTTATGAGCACCAAATTTATATTCAAAATATTGTTTCTTCTGGTCTATTGTTTTACCAGATAAATATTTAGCAATATGCTTAGCATATTCATTTTCTGATTGTTTTGGATTTGGTGTTAATATGCTATCTGTATTCGAGTCCGTATCTATCCCAAAATACTCAGAAATCTTTTCTACAGCAGATGTTAAATACTTGCTAGCGTCTTGTAATTCATCCGAAGAAAATCCAATTGCTTTTCCAATTTTAAAATCTATATACCCTAAAGTAACTAAATTATCTATAAATCCTTCTTTATTATTTAATTTAAATATCAAATTTGCTTTATTAGCATCACTTAACGGTAATTCATTTAATTTATTAATAATTTGTTTGTTTTCTTGAGAAATTTGGGATTCAACTTGCTGTTGTTGTGGCTGCTGAATAAGTTGTTGTTCTATACCTTGCTCTTGAGGATTTAATAGCCCTTCATGTATTTGGTTAATAGGATGAATACCTTGATATTTAGTATGTGAATGCATACCAGGATTGTCAGGATTAATAATTAAACCAGTAACACCAGCATGGCTTTGCGCTAATCTATTATCATATGGTGAGGGCATATTTAGTCCTCTTTTTTATTTTTTTTATTGTTCTTTTCTTTAGCTTGCCGTATCCAATCATAATTCCCAGGATCATGTGCTAAATCAATATCAATCCTTGTTATTTTAATTTTTTCTTTCTTTTTATTTTTATCATCTTTATCTTTATTATTTTCTTTTAGATGCTCTTTTAATAAATCTAACGAATTTTGGATATTAGGATAACTATTATGTTTTACTGGTTCATCATTCAATATTTTTTTATTAGTTATTTTTTTAGTACCACCTATTTCTGCCATTTTTGGTTCTTCTTTTTCATCCTCAGGGATAGGAATATCATTATAGCCTACTCTATAATGGGTAGGAGATTCTTCTTCTAATTGAGGACGATATGGGATTGTATCATGAGTTTTATTATTTTGTAAAGGAGTATCTTTAGGATCTTTATTAGATATAGATTCAGCTGCTTCTTCACTAAACCGTCTAGGATTGAACTTATCAGGGGTTACATCACTTAATTTTCTATGGAATTTCATAGCGTCATCTTTGGACATTTCATTCATAATAAAATTATTTAATTCTATTATGCTTTTTCCTTTATTCATTTTTGAGTAATATTTTTCTGGGCGGAATATTAATCCACCATTACTTTTTATATATAGATTAAGATTACTTAATGAATTTTGGAGATTAGGTTCAATACCAGCAGTTTCTAATTTCCCAGAATTAAATGCTTCATCAAGGTCTTTAACTTTATCGCCACCAGTATGGTATTTTGGAGATTGCCTGGAATCGCCTATAACATCATATTTTTTAGTACGTTCTAATGATTTATCGGTATTATTTTGTTTACTAATATAAGTAATAAAATCATTTACTGCTGTATTCCCTTTAGTAACTGGCCAATTTTCCCATTTCTTACTCATAACAGCTTTTAATTTATGATAATATTCAGGGTCTTCTTTTAAATGATCTAATGCTATTTGCCCTATAGTATCTATATTCCCACTAACAGTTTTTATATGCTCTTTCTCTTCTTGTATGCCTCTCCTAAATTCTTCAAGATCTACTTCATCCCAAGATACATTAATTTCATCCCCTATCTTCTTGGCTTCATCAATAGTTGCTAATGCCTTATTAATATTAAGATTTTCTAATATTTTACGGGTATGTACATTTTCTCCAAATGATTTAATCATAATAAAGTTAGAATCTTGATTAACCGGGGTTGAACAAATCGTAATTTCAACTAGTTCAAGTTTATCTACTTGCATATATGTTTTATCATTCTTAGTAACTATACGCTTATCCATTGCAGTGCCAGCAATAGAATATGATTTGAATTCCCCTCCGTTCACACCTTTTCTAACTTTTTCAGCTATTTGAGTATCTGGACGTACTTCTGTGATAAGATATAAGCCTTTATCATCTACCCCAGATTTAAATGCTTCTCCGTCTTCATTTATATATACTGGAAGCGGCCAACCAACTTGTACATCCGAATTATGGTATATTATCCCTTTCCCAGCATAAGTATGATCTTCTTCTATTTCAAGATTATATACTTTCCCATCATACCATTCTTTTGTTATTGAAATAATATGCGTACCATTTGATACAGGGATTAAATTAGACGATAATAATTTTTCTGTAAGAAGAATATCATTATTATTTATTTCTCCAGCTCTAACCCAACCTCTTTTAGTTAAAATAGGATGTTCATCAGTTACTCTAATTATTTCTCCATTATCAAGATGTATTTTATTTATATCATATTTATAATCATGAATAATTACTTTTAAAACCTTTCTTAATCTATTTTCAGAAGTTCTTACTTTATCGCCTACTTTAATTTCGTCTATTCTTTTATATTCTTTATTCTTTTTATTAATTGGTGATATACTAATTAATGTTTCTGGTGTAAGGCAATGCGCTATCATAATATTCCTAGTACGAAATGATTTCATAAAGCCAATAAATGCTTCTTCTAATGCTGCTTTTGTAATAAGATGTCCTTGGCGGTCAATTATTATAACGCTTGCGTAACCGCCTACAATTATTGGTTTATTTTTATTAAGTCCTCTTTCATTAATCATTTGTGCATATTTATTATCATTATAATAACGGTAAAGAGTTAAAAGTTCTGCATTGGATAACATATCAATTCCAGGGGCTTTTAATTGTGCTTCATATAATATTTCATAATGTTCCATTTCTGTTGATATTTCATTTGAAGATACTTTACCAATACCTTTTTCAAGAAAGAATAGTCCTTCTTCGGCTAGCATAGTAGTAAAGAATCCTCTATTAGCTTTACGGATATCGCTTGTTACTTCATAACCAGCTAGTTTATCTAATTCATGTTTTACTACTGCATAGTCAGATCCTGGGAATATATCATCTAATAGTTGAGGATTTTTAGAATGAAAATTATGGGCTACACTATCAATAGATAATATTTTATCGAGACGGTTAGGATTACTTTTAGTAAATAAATTTTCAATAGTAGTATTTTTAACAAGACCTTCTAGTTCAAAATATGCCATATCTATTTCATCTTTTGTGGCTATATCATGAGCAAGTCTAGAATAAGTGGCTAGAAAATCATATATATTCATAATTTATACTCCATTAATATATTGTTAATAATATTATTATATTTATTATCTTTATTATTTATTTATTTGATATATATATAATATTTAATACTTAATATTTTATTGTTATTAATTAATATTAATACTTATATTGTATATATAATATATATATTAATAATATTATAACTTATTCCTTATTAATTTAATAATAATTACTATTTATTTATAAGTAAAATATAAATCATTAAAATAATAATTAATAAATAAATATTTTTATAAAGAAACTATTTACTTTTATTAAATATTAATATATTATATATATTAGATAGATATATATTAATTAATATTATCGGCTGGCAAAGACCAATAATTTAAAATTAATATATATAAAAAATTTATAAAGTATTAAAAAAGGAGAATTATAATGTCAGAAAATACCAATGAACAAGGAATTACTCTAGCTTTGAATGCTATGGCAGAAGTTCTTACTAAAAATAATGAAACTCTCGATAATATTAACACCTTCTTCGGGTATATTGCCAAAGCCGCAGAAGAAGATGAGAAAGAAGAGCAAGAAAAAGAAGATGAAAAAACTGTGGAAGACGAAAAAGAAGAACTTGTAAAAGCTATTACTGATAATGTATTTAATGCTTTGCTAAAGGCTATGTCTGATTCTGGTGCTAAAGGTGAAGATAATCAGAAGGCTTCTATTAAGACTAATAAAGAAGACATGCAAGGCACTATCGAAAATGGTAAAGTTGGCAGTAAACCCGGATTGACTCCCCCTAATATTGGCCCTAATACTTCTAAAGCAGATGATTCTTGTGAAGACAAAGAAGATGAATCAGAAGAAAAAGATGAAAAGAAAGAAGAATATTCTCAGATTGAAGAATTAAAGAAACAAATGAATGAAATGCAAAAAGCATTTGATACTAAATTGGAAACTGAAGTCTCTAATAGGCTAAGAAAAGCTGGTTGGAAAGAAGAGAAAGGATTGAATAGTCCTATACGGACTGAAATTGGAGCAGGAGAGGTTGATATTAAGAAAGGTGATAGTCCTGAAGAAGTAGAGAAGAAACTTGCTAAGCTTCCTTATAATGTTTTGAAGAGAATGGAACTCAATAGTGATGCTGATAATATCCCGGATAATATTCGTCAATTGATTCAGTAATTAATCAGTAATAAATAATAAATTTTGAGAGGTTAAAATAAAATAATATGAGTCAGAATGTTTCATTAGCTGAATATATTTCACAAACTCAGAGAGGTCTTACTGGTAGAATCTTTGGTCCGGATTTCATGAAAAAGAGCATGACTACTGGCCTTAATACCAGTGCTACTACTTACCAGAATGTATATGGCCGTAAGGTATGGGATGCGCTGAATAATCGTACTGTAATGTATAATGCCCTAAAGAAAGTAGCTTGGGGGAACACTGCCGGCTGGGTTCTGAGGACTGATCGTGGTTCTGGTAGAATGCGAGCTGTCACTGAAACAGGATCTCTTCCTACTATTGATGTGTCAAACTATACTGGTGTCTATACACTCCCAAAGATTATAGCTGCTGATTTTGGTGTTCCTATCAAGTCAATAGTTGTTAATACTCTGGAAGGCGGTATGGGAGATGTTTTAGCGACTGAGCTTCAGGCAACTGAGAGGGACTTCGTTAAAGGCGTTAACCAAATGATCATGGCTAGCAGTGCTCAGCCTATTTCTACTGGTTCATCTACTACTTTTGCAGTACCTGATGCTGTTGCTCCAAGTTTTCAAATTGGTGACCAGATTCAATGGTATGATGTTACCGGAACTGCACATCGTGTATGTGATGCGACATGTACGATCTCGGGATCAACTTCAGCAAATGGTGTTACTACTTTTACTACAACTGATTCTACTGCTTCTTCATATACTCCTACTACTAGTGATATAGTATATGTAGTTGCTCGTGCCGGTTTAACTGGTATTGATGAAATCTGCATGGAAGATGATTGTACTGTGGGCGGTTATAAGGCAAAAGCCAATGCTTATAATCTTACCCTTGGCTCCAGGACTGCCGGAACTTATGCGGCTGGTGCATATTGTTCTTATAACTCTGGTGTAGGTCGTGCTCTTTCTTTGAACTTGATTGATACTTGTATCCAGAAGGTTAGGGAACGTGGTGGAGAGCCCAAACTGATTACTATGGGATGGGATCAATACTTCAATCTAGAACGTCTTTTGAATGCTCATCAAAGATACCTTGGCCAGGAAACTTTCCAGGTTGGTGTTGGGGATGAGAGAACATTGGAAGGCACTCGTACAGGTCTTATCCTGAGTACCTATATGGGAATTCCTATTCTGCCAGATCCTGATACTTCTAAATCTGTAGCTGCTGGTGGTTCTACAGTATTAGGTTCTAATGTCTATGTACTTGATACCGATTATATGGAAATTGCTGTGGCTATGCAACCTCAATATATCGAGAATCGTGATTTCTTCGCTGCTACTGCAATGGTTGTAAGAGGTCTCATCTACATGATGGCTGAAACTCGTTGTACAAGGTTCGATGTACAGGCCAAGATCGCTGATCTTAGTGCCTAAATATTAACCATTAACAAGTTAATAGTGATATAATATAAAAAGCGAGTAGTGAGAGGAAAGAATCTTGCTACTCGTTTTTTATAAAGGTGGTAAATGTTATGTCTTGTATTGAATATGTAGAATATGGAAAACTTATAAATGTATTAAGAGATTGTAATGATAAACTTCTTGGTGAACTTCTTACCTTTGTTGAAGCTGTCATATCATCAGAAAAGCAAGCAGAGGCTGTCAAGTCTAATGTCAGGCAAATAGTTTATAAAAATCAACGTTTAGTTAAGACTACAATAGATAATATTACAACTTCAGTAAAGGAGGAAATTAAATAAAATGGCACATACAGTAGTAAATGATCCCCAGGCTCGTATAATTGAACAATGCACTCAGGGCAGAAAAACAAGGAATGTAGTTTGTAGAGGATTAGTAATTGATACTGCTCGTTCTACTCATATGGCTGATGCAATTAAGAGTGAAACTGCTATAATTCCATTCTTTGTAGCACCTTGTGATAGCAAAGTAGTAAAAATTACAGTAAATGGCACTCCATATGTTGATATGGCGTCTGGAGGGACTGTAACTGTTAAATTAACAAAAGCAGTTATTGGGACTACTGATGTTGATTTATGTTCTGCAATATCAATTGGAGAAGCGACTTTAGGCACTCTTACTGTTCTTGATACAGCAATTGATGGAACTTTAAGCACTACTTCAGGTGCATTAAATCTTCTTGAAGGCCAGCATATATTCGCCACAGTAACAGTATCTGCTCATGATTGTGATGCAGCTGGGTATGTTACTTTAATGATGGAGTGGGTAGCTACTGATTCTCCTAATGGGTAATAAATAATTAATAGCAGTAAAATTGTGAGGTATTGATATATGGCACATGCAGTAGTAAATGATCCTCAAGCAAGATTTATAGAACAATGTACACAAGGAAGAAAAGTAAGAAATATTGCTGGAACAGGATTTTCTGTTGCACAAGCACGTACTAATAGTACAGATCCTAACTTAGCAAATGCTACAGCTATTAAAGCTCAAACTGAATATAAATCATTCTTTGTTGCTCCTTGTGATTGTAAAGTAGTTCGCATTTATGTAAATGGTACACCATATGTAGATATGGCTTCTAGTGGCACTACTTATGTTCAGGTATATAAAGCAGTAATTGGGGCTAGTGATACTGCTCTATTAACTGATAATACAGCAAGTGGGATACAAGTAGGTGAAGCAACTTTAGGTTCAGCAACAGTATTAGATACAGCTATTGACGGAACTCTTAGCTCAACAGCAGGAGTAGTTAATCTTCTTGAAGGCCAGCATGTATATGCTAAAATAGTTGTTTCTAATCATAATGTAGATGCCAGGGGCTATATTTCATTATGTATGGAATGGACCCCTACTGATTAATTATTAATAAATGGATAAATAATAAATGGATAAATGATTAATGGATGAAGAATTAAAAAAAGAATTTAATAATATAGACTTCAAAATTAAAGCACTTGCTGAAGGTCTAGATAATAAAATAGCTAATATTATATTTAATAGTGCGCAGGAGGCAGCTAAATTGACCGCTGATGCAATACTTGGCCCCGCAAAAGTTGAGACTGATGCACTTTTAGAAGCTATTAAAGCTACTACATTAATTAAAAATGATATTGAATACATTAAAGTTGATGTAGAAGATATTAATATCAAATTAGATTCTCATTATGTAACTAGAGCAGAATTTGATCCTGTTAGGAATATAGTTTATGGAATGGTTGGTGTAATATTATTAGCAGTAATAGGAGCATTAATAACATTGGTGATAACAAAATGAAAAAGAAATTAATAAATTATTTAATTTGGTTAATTATTATTGTAGCAATGGGTGTATTATCAATAATAATATTTTGGTTATCTTATCCATATAAAACTATTAATATAGAAGATTTTCAGACCACTCAAGCAGAGTATCATCCAGGAGATGCAATTGTATATACATTTGAATATACTAAATGCTGCAATCATTCAGCAATAATGTATAGACAACTTAATGATAAAGTTATGTATCAATTAGATTATTCAAGATCTAATTTGCCAGTAGCAGAGAATAAAGTAGTTTCGAGCACAGTAATAATTCCCTTAGGAATAGCATCAGATATATATACATTACAAATAACAGAAGTAATTAGAGTGAATCCTATAAGGGAAATTACAAAAGAATTTATTTCAAAGCCATTTACAATAAAATAATAATTTCCTGGAGGTAATTCGATGGCATTTAGATCAGATTATGATCCATCTACATATAAATCATGGGAGCTTAATCCAAGTACTCGAGAATCTATGATGCTTTTTACTAAAGCATACCCTGTAGATAAAACATTAACTACCGCAGGAACAGCAGAAAATATTATATTGGTAGATAAAAGTAGTATAGCTACTGTAAATATGATTGCTAATCCATCAATAGAAAGTGCTACTACAGGATATACAGCATTAAAAAGTACCTCATTAACTGTGAGTAGTACATATAAAAAATATGGATCAAATTCTCTTAAAATAGCAGTAACGGGGTCACATTTAAAAGGAGAAGGTGCATATTATAACTTAAGTACATATCCTAAAGATATACCATTAGCATTATCTGTATGGGGAGCTAGTGCTGGAAATCCGGCCCCTTCTGCTAGAATTGAACTACTCTGCCCTGATATTAATTTAACAGGAGTTACTGGTACTATTAGAGTTGCAGTAGGAGCTGATGCTGCTTTGAGTGGTACTATGGCAAGATATACATTGCTATCTGGGGTAAATAGATCTGTTAAAATATTTACAATCACAGGAGCGAATGGTACTTTTACCGAAGATGAAACATTAACTGGTGGTACTTCCGGGGCTACTGCAGTAGTAAGCACTGTTGGCACTGGTTGGATTGCTGTTAGAAACGGTAATAATACATTATTCTCATGTGAATCTAGTTTCCCCCAGAATGAAACCATTACAGGCAATTCTTCAGGATCTACTGCAACTCTAATTGGTACTAATAATCATATATTGAATAATGTTAGTTTATATTTTGCGTTTGTATTATCTGCTACTTCTAATGGGGCAGATTTCTATGCTGATGGCTGGCAAGCAGAAGCACTTCCTGAAGTTACTACATATTGTGATGGCGCGCAAGGATACCTTCATTGGTGGGATGGTACTGCAGATGCATCTACATCTCGCAGATGGAGAAAATTAAGCAGCATTAGAAGTTATAGATTTCATGTTACTAAAGATTGTTATGTGCATTATAATCAAGATGCAAATATCAATGGTACAAATGCTGAAGACCGTGGCGAATATATCCCAGCAAATACAGATTTTGGGGAAGATCATCCTATACATCTTGATGCTAAGATATCATTTGTTAATGCAGTAGATACTGAACAACCACGTGTATATGGTGTAATATGGGGTATTTAAAAGGATAGTATAATAGTATTATGGGGGAATAAATAAATGGCTAATTGTCCTTATGATAGTATTGAATTAACATTAGTTCAGCATAGATTAGAAGGCTCAACATATACATGCCCTTCATGCCATAAGGCTT